CGCTGTTCCACAGTGAATGAACTCTCTGGGAGAGCGTCGTCTCATACACTATCCGACCCGTCTCCACCTCGCGCACCACGATGGTTGCGTAGTTGTTAATTCCCACGTCCACGCCGATAACATAGTCGCCCGAAAACTGGACAACAGGATTATCCGTCACGACCGTGAAAATAAAAACGGGGTACCCGTCCTCAACTTTAATGACAGGCAGGGTGACCCTGCCTTCAGTGAATCGCGCGTTGTCGAAGTCGAAAATCAGCCGATACCACGCGCCTTGAATAACCATTTTCAGGATAATCTCGCCGTCAGCAAACGGATTATTCTCAATGCGAGCATAAGCCCGGTCCACCGCACCCAGGTTCACGTAGTCCCCACCATACGACGGTGCGGCCCCGTTTACGGTGCGCTTCCAGCCCTGGCTCACGTACTTGGAGCTTTCACCATTTGCGGCCTGAACACGCTCCATGTAGGAGCGGTATGATGTGACCACGTTATACCTAAGTAGATTCTCTTTACGCGACCTGCCAGACTTGCCCGATACTAGAAAATCAGGCATGGTCACGCCCGCACGACGCCCAGCTGCGGCGGGTTGAGTGTCGGTAACACGCGCAAGTTCATCCCCTAGAATCTCGTCATTGCGAACCACGTAGGTTGCGTAACTAGAGATGTCTCGAACCTCAGATGCGAGTTCAGCCATAACAGATGAGCCGTCTAGCAGCTCGCCGTCCAGATCTAGGACGTGAGAGGGGCGCGCGACGAAAGCCTTGTAGGTCTGGTTCTTAGCCAACGCACCCCCATCAAAAAGAAATACACCCAATACCAGCTATACAGCGGATGGTAACAAAACCATCGGCCGCCGTAAAGCCAGCCCGCCTGAACTGGCCCACGCTAACACCCTTAGTCGCCCCGTGGAGTCAGCCCCGTTACAATCCTAGTTTACTTTAGGCTGCATGGTCTCGTTACCAAGGCCAGCTCCAAGTCTCACAGCGCTTTGGCACGCTCGCTTGGTTCGCGCTTCACCGGGGTCAGCGTTACCAGACACTAGGCCGGAACAACGTCTTACGTCCCCTCCACGCGCGTTTAACGTCTCCGGGGCACTCACGGCGACCTTAATGCTGATGACCAAAATCACCAGCCGTGGGAGACATCAACTCCCAACGATGCCAACCCTGTTAAGATTAACACCAGTGGACCGTGTAGGAATTGAACCTACGACCTACTGGGTGTAAACCAGGCGCTCTCCCATCTGAGCTAACGGTCCAGGAACGCGAACGTCACACGCTCACCTCGCGGGCGATCAACCCCGCTCAGTTAACGCGATCAGAACGCGCACGCAAACTCATCTTGTGACGCGTACACAAAACTCTGCTTGCGCTCTGCGGCGGGACTCGAACCCGCAACCTCCGGGCTTTCTGACCCGGTGCTCTGCCTATTTGGAGCTACGCATTGTGGACCGTACAGGACTTGAACCTGTGACCCTCGGCGTGTGATGCCGATGCTCTACCGTCTGAGCTAACGGTCCAACAAGCCAGCCTGTCTGGGCTGGCCCACGCGGACCCCTTTAGCCGCCCCGTGGAGTCAGACACCTCCACGGGAGCTTCGGGGCTGGCCCGCGCTCTGCACCCTACACCGCGCGGGAGCACCCACTCATATCTCGTGGGCCTTAACCGGCGGTCTCAGGCGCATTGTGTAACGGCGAGAATCGAACCCGCTCACATGCGCATGTCTGCGCAAGCGACCACACCAGTGACGCTACTTTGGAGGCGGTCATCACCATTCCTCCCGCACACACGCGCGCCCGCCACCAGCGGGGAATCAGCCCACGGGTGGAGCGCACTCGAATGGAGTGTGCTACCAGTCGCACCTCCTAAGAGTGCGACTGTGGACCGTACAGGAATCGAACCTGCGACCTCCTGTGTGCAAAACAGGTGCTCTACCAATTGAGCTAACGGCCCAGAAAAGAGGAGCTACCCCTTATTCCGAGAACTTAACTAGTATTCTGTTCTCTACGCTACGGGAATCGAACCCGTCTCCGTTTGGCGTTCTTCCTATTGAACTACACCAGCCTTTGCGGGGCCAGTGACGGGACTCGAACCCGCGTCTGCTACTCCGGTCGCCAGATTAGCGCTGTGGGCCTCGATAGAATCGAGCTGTCATCTCCTGCCACTGCTGGACAGGCGCTTTACCCGGAGAGCCGCGTTAGCGGGCCTAGAACACCGCCGTATTGCTGACCCTAAATTAAGCTAGAGGTCCATTGTACACTATGTGTACCGTCGGAGTAGCGGGACTTGAACCCACGGCCTCCCGCTCCCAAAGCGGGCGCTCTACCAAGCTGAGCTACACTCCGTTATGACGTTATGTTGTTATCTTATCGCTGTTCGCGACTTCTGTCAACCTGTGAGCGACCCTCCCGGTTCCTCTCCAACGCCCGCCTTTTCGACCGGCCCGTTGGAGGCCCTATGAGAGGGCCGCTCACTTGACCCTCAATCACTCACAGGGATAATCATATCCCACGCCCGCACGCCACGTCAACACGAAAACAAGTGAACCACGTCACACGGGAGAGCGTGAGGTCAACGAACACCGTTACGTAGGACCGTCACCGCTTTCGTCGCGCACGGTAACGCGCCATCAAGGCGGAACAGCCGCGACCCGTGACGCGAGAACCCCTCATCGTAAAACACTTGCACGCCCTCGACAGCGAACCCACGCCCCACGTAAAACCGGGACACGAAACCACCGGGCGACCCAAATGCCTCGCTACAGTAGCGCTCCTGCGACTCGCGATCAATCGAACTAAGCCCCCACACCGCGTGCAAGAAAACCTCACACACGCTCTCACGCTCACCAGCAAGAACCCAGCCGCCAGAGGAGCGCGACACGGTAACAGCGCCCTCGCGGATAACACCGTTGCTCTCCATCGCGCTCACCCACTGTGCAACCTCGCGCGCCGCGCCCTCATCTACGAGATCAAGGGATGCGGGCAGTGAACCATCCTGCGCGCCCACCGCGTAATCCGCCCAATCGCGCACAACAATGCACCCGGACGGGGACACCAGGCGACCGATCAGCTCGAAAAGCGCCCCGTTCGCCACGTTACCCGGCTTACACGCAGGCGTCAACATCTCATGGACGACGCTCGACATGAACACCACGTCAAACGCGCCCACATGCTCAGCCAGATCATCGGAACTCATGTGACGGAACCCACCGTCAACGCGCATCGCCGCCTCGACATCTGGGTGCGCGTCATGACAGTGATACGCGCCGCCTGCATCCTCCACCAGGTCACGCAACAATCGCGCGTTTTCCGGCATCCCGCAACCAAAATCAAGCACCCTCACACCCGAACGCACATGCCCGCGCAGCGCGTCCCACTTAGAGCCATAAGAGCGCGCCATACGCCGCGTGTACAAGCCATCGTACCCGTCATCAACGGTCGCAGGCGGAAAAACGAGAACGTTAGAATCAGTATCAACCATAAACACCACAGTAACACGGAGGCGACGAGAGCGCGAAACCACACGCGTCCGCCACTACCCAGCTTTACGCGTCAAGCTCAGAAACAGCGCGCAACATCTCACGATACTGCCGCACGCACCCCAGCACGTCAGGCAACGCACGATGCGCGGCCGGGCTATCCGCCACCCACTCCACGCTCACGCCGCCAGCGCGCAGGAAACGGGCAACACTCGACGCATCAAGCACCCGGTGGTCCAACGACGCGTACACGCACGGCAGGAAGCGCTTCACGAACCCCCGGTCAGCGTGGACACTGTTCCCGCCAATCCACACCCGGTACGACGAGCCGCCATGCAACCCAACGAAAGCGTCTGCGCACTCCTCCAACCACGCGCACATCTCCATGTCAACCAGGCCAGCAACCATGCCAGACCCGCCAACGGCGCGCACCTCGCCCGCCAGGCCGCTACGCGCGTGCATCACCGCCGCGCGCCCACGCATCCTACCAACAACACTGTCCGCCAACGCGGCGCTCCCCTGGTCCACGACGCGAGCGAACGGCTCCAACCCGAGCGTGCGCCCCGACATGTCCGTCACCACGCCCGCAATCTCCAATAGGCGCTCGCAGTCCGGGTCAACTCCCGTCGCCTCCACGTCCACCCACAACACGACATCGACCACGCCGGACGCGCTCGCGCCAACACCGTCAACAGGAACGCCGCCCACAAGCAGCCCCTCTCATAATCGCACAACCACAGCCGCGCCCACGCACGGCAACCGAACACAACCAAATATCACAAACAAGCAACAACCAACACAAAAAGAAGCCAACACGCACGCAACAACGGGCAAAATAATAGTGAGGCGTGAACCGTCCGCAAACACGAACATCCACACCTCACTAATACAAAGAGAGAGCAAATCACGCCACACCGACGCGAGCAGTCTCAGCGGCTACACTAGATGCCACGCCTCCTCCTCGCCCGGACGCGGCACACCAAACCCCGCAGACGCCCTCTCCTCCACAGGCAACCCCTTATACTTTTTCGCCGCACGACGACACTCATTACGCCGCAAACGGAACACAATCGCCTCATGATACAGCGGGTCCGAATCCGAGTACGTCTTTTCTACAACGTCATCCACGCCAGCGCGCGACACGCACACGCTCTGCGTAAACGAACGCACAACCGCGCCCTCATACCAGCGACACAACACGTCAACCCCCGCGCGCCCACGGTCAGCATACGACTTCACCGTAAACACCGGAACGCCCAGGCCGCGCGCCGCATAACGAAGCGCATCATACACGCCTCCACCATCAACATGATAGCCCACCACACCCTGACCAGCAGCCACATAACCCGCCAGGTGAATACGCCAATCCTGCCACCCAGCAGGCATCGACACAACCACGCCGCCAGCAGCCACGACACGGCCACACAACGCCACCACGCGGCGCGCCCACACCGCGCCACCCTTCGCCGCAACCTGAACCTCGCCACCAGGACTCACGTCTGGCACCAACACCACAAGCCCCTCAGCAATCGTCTCATCAAAATCAAGCAGACGTGACACCATTTCCGCGCTACCCGCGCCCGTGACCGGAACCACCAGGCAACCCCACCCGGTGCCGCCCGTCGCATACTCGCCAGCCACCGACAACGCATACGAACACAACGCCGCACCATTCATCGACTCAGTAGAGAAAGACTCCACGCTCACGCACCTGACAGCATCGCGACCCAGCAGTTCCTTGAAACGTTCATACGCGCCAACCCCAATGTCAGCCGACACGATGGCCGTCGCCTCACCGCCAGCCGGGACTGGCGTGTACCCCGTCTCATCCACAAACCCCGTGGCACGCTCACCCCACCCCAACACCGGGGCAGACACCACGCCGCCACCGCCCGTAGACTTTCGCTCAGCCTGACCGCCACCATCGTTGGCCTTGTTATCGTTCGTCAAAATGGTTCCCCATCACGTTTTCTCGCCCCCTTTGCGGGGCCACCCCCTATTGTGTGGGGTTTACTTACCTATCATGCTACCACAAGCAGAACCGCGCACGCAACGCGAACGCGCACAAACCGGCATCAATTAACTGCGTTCAGCCGCACGCATCACCAACACATACGTCACAACGCACACAACAATCAACACCAGCACCTCTACAATGACCGGCATAATGTAGGCGCGCGCCATTGACGTGTACGACTCGCGATACTCTTCCACACTCTTACCGCGCTGAAAATCGGCGACCTTCGACAACTCCCCACCTTCGCCCGCGTGGAGCGTCACGCTCCCGTCGTAGCCGCCGCGAGCAGCCTTGAACGAATACCTAATGCGAGACGTTTCATACACGTAACCGCCTGACACGCTCATCCCATGAAAGCGCGTCCCCTCCGGGAACACCACATCCTGCGACGGGTCCAGCCACTCGTACTTCGCACCCAAAAACTCTGTCGGAACTTCGCGGCCCTTAAACGAAGCGGTATCAATCCAATCCCACGAATCGCCGTCGCTCTGCCACTCCCACTCCCATACCGTGCGGGTACACGTCTCACCCTTGCTACCGCATGAGTACGTTTCCGTGTGAGACACTAGGCGCTTTTCCTCTCGGTACCAGCCGAAACCGAAAGCCGCGCCCTCGCTCACGTAAGCGCCGTCCACCGTAGCGTTCCTACCCTCCGGGACATTCACCGTGTCGTGGAGGAGAATGTTCCCCAATTGCGTGTCCACAGCCCAGTTGAACTGTTCCGGCGTTTCCACCACCGTGGCAAGAAGAACCTGATCGTTTTCCGCCTGGACGGCGGCCCTTGACATCGACAACAGCGGCATGAATACGAGCGGGATGGTTGCCACACACGCGGCGAAACCGCATACGAGTCGAAACCCTGGCGGGTCGCTCACAAGCTCACGCCACTCGACGGCCGTTTCGCGCAGCCAGCGGACAGCCGCCGACGCGAACCCGGACACGCGACGCGACACGTCAGTTACAGCAGACACAAGCGCTCCCATCTCGAATACACCCGCCAATCAGACCCTCGCACGCCGCGCCGTTCACACACAACAACGAAAGAACGGCACCGGCCTGTTCCCGTTACTTGTCGCCCCACACGGACGACGGCGAATAATCCTTTGCGCCGCCGGTCGCCTGGAACAACTGGTACGGCTTCTCCTCATAACCCTGCCAGGACAGGACCATCGAGTGCGGCCACTGGCGCACGTAGTTACGATACTCGCGCACGTCCACGTTGTTCGCCGTCCTCGCGGCGTTGAGCTGGTTCTCAACGAGCGACGTTTCCGACTGGACGTTAGCGAACAGGGTGACGGACTTCATTTCCGGGTACTGTTCAGCGACAGCGTTGATAGCCAGGTTCGCGCCCTCCACGTCACCCGAAGCGGTCTTATCGCGAGCCTCAATGATGCGGTTAATCGCGTCAGACTCAAACTGTGCGCTCTCCTGCGCGGTGCGGACAAGCTGATTCAGCGAGTCCAACCGCTTCTGAATGACCGTGTCCACCTGGGACGCGCCAGCCTCCACACGGTTCTCTAGCCGAATCGCCTCGTTGCGTACATGCACCGTGTACCCGAACGGAACCAGCAACACTGCCGCAATGACTGCCACGGTTGCGACAATACCCGCGCGGCTCTCCTTGATGCGACTCCACATTGCGCTCATCTTACTTTTCTCTCTTTCGTTTCGTTGGCTTTTGTTACCGTTAGTTGATTATAACACGTTGACTGCACGGTCTGCGCGCCGAACAGTCGTTGACAACAACCAAGCGTGCGCACCACACAACCGCGAACACCCCCGCCCGCAACATTTCCTTCTCGCGGGCGGGGCGGGTGGCGGTTTAGATTTCGTCGGACGGGCGGGCGCTCCACGCCTCAGCGATCAGACGATGCACCGCCCACAGCTCACCGTATCCGTTCTCATCGCTCTCGGCGGCGCTCCACACGGTCTCAGCGTACCCCTCCACGGTGACCGTGTACGTGAACCACCTGTACGGGGCGAGAACACCCAACACCGCCTCCACCACGGGCGCAAGCGGAACACCCTCACAACCGGCGGACGCGACAGCAGCCTCCACGCGCTCACGCCACTGGGCGAGCACATTACGTGGCGACACAGCGTCAAACTGGCCGAGCATCGACAGGGCACTCATCACCGCACGGTTACGAGCGTTCAGCCACGCCCCCTCATTCACCAACGTCGGAACGTACGTTCGCTCCATTGCGTCCTCAAACGCCGTCATGAGCGCATTACCACTATCTAGCACGCTCGCGATACCCATACTCCCCGTGGGGGTGACGTGGTAGGTGGACGCGAGGAGCGACGCCACATGCGCGGGCGCAACGACCTCCATACGCACACCGTAATGCGTGCCAAGATCGTTGACGGTGGCGCTCAAACGCCGCCCATGCGGCACGCTCTTGTCCGCCTCATAGTATGCGGTCGCCGACAGAAAACGTGTCATACCAGTGTGGTAGCCAGTACCACGCGTCACATCCACATGCACGCGGTCACCGTCATACGTGTCGCCCTCATCCGGGCAACGCATCGTATAGCAGTGGAACACGCCACCATCATGGGCGGCAACATCACCGTACGCGGCTCGCTCCATGCTCACGCGGGACGCAGCCGGAACATTACTCACTTGCGCCACGCGGGCGCTCACATTCATAGTATCCATAACCAACATCATACCACACACGTCATCGGCAGACAGGAGACACACAACATATGTGCTACGCGACACGGGCGCTTGTGACAGAGCCACCACAAGCATGTTATCATTGACACGTACACACCAAATCGCACACGAAAGAAAAAGACCAGGAGGGTAAACAATGAAGCTGCGGCTCACCGAATTTAAGTCGAACACTTACGAGGACACAGACGGCACATGCGAGCACCACATGTACACGGGGATGCTTGACCATCCCACATACGAGTTCACGACCAACCACGGGGACAAGCACACGATTGACGGCTGGTTCTCTAGCTGGGGCGACCACATTGTCCTCGACGTTAAACTACCCATGTTCGCCCACTGGCTCCACAAGGTAGAGTTCAAGCGACCGAAAGATGTCGCCGACTACCTCATTGACGACTACTCGCCACACCGCGACCTCTGGGATGAATACCTCTGGCGCATCCTCGACTCAGCATCCAACTGCGACACCGAGCAGGAACTTAACGACAACCTCGCCTGGGCGCTCCTGGGCACCACAGCCGACAACGAGTAGAGACGACAGCCGGTGCCGCAGGGACCGGCAAGCAAAGAAAAGCGCGCCACACATGTGCCGACCACGTGTGTGGCGCGCTCTCTTGTGCCCGCTACAGTTAGCGGCGAACACGCGGCACTGTAACCGCAGGGAAAACCGGGCAACTAACACGTGTTAGAAACGCGAAAGAACAACCGAAGCGCACGAAACAAGCGCGGGCACGGCTGGCGCAACAAAACGCGGCGAGAAAGCCGTGTAGCAAAACGGTCCACACGGGCGAAGCGCGTCACAGGTCGCGCATTATACCGGCCAACATTGCACCCATGCAATGACAGCGCCGGTACGCAAAAGGTGCGCCCCAACAAGGGGACGCACCCACACGCCACCAACGGGCGGCATACAAGCCGTCAGCGGCGAGCGTGAAGCGACACAGCAGCCGCCTCCAAATAAGCAACATTCGCACGCTCACCACGATCTGTCACGCCGCGAGCAGCCCAATCCGGCACGCTCTCGCCCAAGAAAAACTCACGAACGACATCCAGAACCCTATAAACCACTGTATCTCTCCTCATCCATCTACCAACCCCGCGCCACCGGACGGGGCGCGGGCACGAAAAACGCGCACACACCCCACACGGGGCGCGCACGCGACGCTGACAAACACACAATATAGCACCACCAGCCGATACACGCAAACAAATACAAGCGCACAAAAGACAAGATACCCGCCACATAAAAGGGGCAAGGGACGCGCCCCCAACAAACGGACAGGTACGGTCCCAGATGCTCTACCTACACGTGGCAGGCCAAGAGTATCAAACAAAGCTACAATAACATACAGTTGTAGGTTACGCAATCCTGTTTGAGCGCCGCCTCACTGGTCCCGGCGACACCATACGTGCCGCCGTCCGCTAGTACCCTGACATCCAAGCGTGGCGCTTGTGCCCTAGCGGGGCATACAGGAAGATTCACCTCCCTCACGACTCGACGGCGACTCTTCCTTTTCGGCGTAGGCGCTTTCTTCGTCCTATCACGACCCGGATACCTCAACGAGGTTCTAGCCACGGGTGTTCTGAGCGGCGCTTGTGGCCTAAGCTTCCTGTTTTTCGCACGTGTCGCCCTCGCCTTAACCACGCGGGGCACGGCACGGGCGGCGATGTTGGTTGCAGCGTTTACGTCACGGTCCATCGCCCCGTGTTCGGGGCATACGGATAGCTTGCGGTTTGGGTGCGAGACTTTAGCGCCGCATTTATGGCACTGTTGCGATGTGCGCGCAGGGTTTACCGACACGACCCAGCCGCCGTTCTGCGACACGTAATGAGTCAACCACTGCACGAGCGCCCCTCGGTTCCACCTACCGTTCTGCATCGTGTTTTCCACCCAACTCAAATCTTCCACGGCCACGACTGCGTTACCCCACAGGTGAGAGAGGTCGGCTATCTCCTGGGCAGCGAGAATCGCCAGCTCCCGCTTCTTGCGGGATGCCGCCTCGCGGTGGAACTGCGCCTCATCCAACGCCGCCATTCTGGCTTGTCGGTCATGTAGCAGCGTCGCGGCTTTCTTTCTCAGGTCGCGTACCTGACACTGCGGCGCTCGCACACTGTTCCACAGCGAGTGGACCCGCTGGGAGAGCGTCGTCTGATGCACTATCCGCCCAGTCTCGACGCTGCGCACTACAACGGTTGCGTAATCGTTGATTCCCACGTCCACGCCGATAACATAGTCCCCCGAAAACTGTACGACCGGATTATCCGTCACAACCGTGAAGATAAACACAGGCTGACCGTCCTGAACCTTAACGACGGGTAGGGTAACCTTACCCTCAGTGAACCGCTTGTTGTCGAAGTTGAAGATCAGACGGTGCCACGTACCCTGGATAACCATTTTCAGGATAATCTCACCGTCAGAAAATGGGTCATTCTCGATGGCCGCGTACCACTTATCCACAGCTCCGAGGTTTACGTAGTCCTCGCCGTATGTGGGTACGGCCCCGTTTGCGGTGCGCTTCCAGCCCTGGCTCACGTACTTGGAACTCTCACCGTTCGCGGCTTTAATCCGCTCCTGCAATGAACGATACGACGTAACAACGTTGTATTGGAGCAGCTTCTCTTTACGCGACCCACCGGACTTGCCCGACACTAGGAAATCAGGCATGGTAACGCCCGCCTGACGACCAGCCTCAGCAGGAGCCGTCACAGTAACACGCGCCAACTCGTCCCCAAGCTCAATGTCGTTACGGACCACAAATGTCGCATAAGCTGAGATGTCCCGGACCTCAGACGCAAGAGACGCCAAAACAGGCGCACTATCTAGCATCTCACCGTTCAAGTCTAGAACATGGGTCGGGTGCGCGACGAAAGACCTGTACGTCTGGTTTTTAGCCAACGCACCCTCCCAAAATACACTCAACACCAGTTATGCAACCAATAGCAACGAAGCACTCATCTGTCATATAGATACAGCCAGAATAACACGCAAGCGCGCAACCAGGCGCACCCCGCCGCCAATACGCTACACGCGGCTCACTCGGCGACAGGCGCAACCACGCCACCAGACACCGCGATAACACCGCCGTCCCACGCGCGCAACGCGACCATTTCACGGTCACCACCAGACGACGCGGGAACACTCACACGCCACACGCCAGGACGCTCCCCCACCTCAAAGAACACACCCTCGAACGACACGAGAGAAAACAACTCCGGCGTCTCATCGAACACGCGACCCATCAGATCACGAACGGCGGGCAGCATGTCGGCACGCAACCAATCAAGGTTCGCATAATCGCGACGGCACACAAGGTCCGTCACGTCAATACTCGCTACGCCCTCGTCCTCGTACACGGTCGCCGGACACCCCTGCGCCCACGGAAACACACTCGACACCAACTCACCGGGACGCGCGCCAGACGCAAACCCCTTAACGGCGGACACGGGAACAACCGCAAACATGCGGCCAGTCTGAACTGACAAAACAATCAACCTCTCACAAAGAAAAACTAGATGCGACCGCACACAAGCGGCCACAAACACCATGAACAAATATCAACAAGCAACAAACACGCGCACTGGCGGGCCGCTATCATCCGCAGCACCCAGACGACCTCAATTCCAGATCACGCACGCCAAGCGAGCGGTCATCCAAGTCGCCGCCATCCAACACGCGGACACCTACAGCGCTCGCTGCCTCACGCACAAGCGCCCGAAACGCGCGCTCACCAACAACAGGGTCGCCGTCAATCTCAGCAGACGCATACACGTCCGCCCAGATGGAACCGTCCACCGGCTCCACCTCCACCATCACGCGCTTCACACGCCACCCGCGAAAACGCGGCGACAACGAAACGCGCTGCACACTATCAGTGAACGCGTCACCCAAGTCGCCAGCAAACGAGATAGCCGCGCCACGATAACGATAATCGAAAAACATCGACACGCACCTCACTTGCTCAGTGGCAGCTCATACAAAAGCGAGCCGTCACGGCCAACGACGCGGGTTTTCGAGCACGCGTCCATGATGCACGACATGGGAGGCTCCACCCGCCGCCACCGCGACGCATACGGGTCGCAACCAACGGTCAGCACGCTCATACCCGATCAGCCTCGCTTCTCATCTAGTTCTGCAATGCGCGTATCCAACGCGTCCAGAGCCGCGTTCACGGCCTCGTTACGGCGCAGCGTCACCACCACGCCCATATACTGCCACACAGCGTGATAAAAAGTCACGTACCCTGACGTGTGAGTGAACCCATGCTCATCCTCCCACTCATTCGAGTCCTGAGTGCTCGTCCAGCCGACTACCTTCGCGCCCACGTGGCCGATAGGCATAATAACCTTGTCGTCGGTCACGAGAATACTCAGAACTTCGTTGCGGTACTGCGCGCCCTTGCAGCCCTTGGGCATCCCATCGACGGGCATCTTTGCTGTCCACCGCTTATGAGGCTTCGTGAGTGCGTAAACGACACCGCCATTACCATCAGCGATGGAAGTATTCGCTTTATCTTTCTCGGGTGACGGCATGATCTTGTCGCCCCATCGCCACTCTTCGTACTCGCGCGGCATAAGCCTCGATAAGTCGATGGAGTCCGCTAGGCTTTGCAGGAGACGCAGCTCCTCCGCGCGAGTAAACTCAACACCCATCGTGTACGTGACGCTTTCTACGGCACCATCGTACACGCCACTCAGGGCAACCAGGGGAGACGGAAGCAGAGGCATGGGTTTTTCTTCTTTCTTACTTTTCACGTGTCAACAGGTTTATTCTACCACGCGCAACCACCAACGGGCAATGTGAACAACGCCTGTGCGGACTGTCACTTGCCGCCGTTCACAGCGAGACAATCGTCGGTAAGCTCGAACGGCTTGTGGTACAGCATCACGTAATCGCCGTCCTCGTTCACGATCTCGGGAGCAAACACGCTTAGGCCGCGCTCACGGAAACGCTCAACCGCCAGAGCGGCCACTTTACCAACACTGTGAACGTCGAAAACCGGTGCCTTGTCGCCGTCCGCGCCCTTATCGCATGAGGGCGACGCCTTACGCGCTTGCTCTAGTGTTTTCCAGTCGCCGGGAGCGCCGCCCGTGTATCCGCCGCGCGCGGTCGCCGCTGACATGATCTGACACAGTGAGAACGCCGCCTGTGACACTCCAAGAATGTCACTACGCGTGCTCACCGTGAACCCACCGGCAGGTGTCATCACGCGTCCACCCACGCCACCCATCGCCGACCAGTCCAAATCGACGGATGCCTCCAGACGGTACAGGAGGCGCTGCGCAACAACTCCATCAACGCCGGACGGCACGTTCAGGCGCTCACACGCCCACAGTACGCGCGCCCACGTTGAATCACTGAAACGCTTGTTCCTAATAGTCTTGAACGATGACGACCGCTGCACACGGTAGGAGACGCACGCAACAGCTTCACTGGGGGCAGCGAGCCGCCACCCGCCAGCCGGGGCACACGCAATCAGGTAAGCGAGACGCAGTTTCTCCCACGTGGGCGCATCCTCACCCAGTCGCTCCACCGTGTACTTGTCGGCCATGTCGGTCGTGTAGTGGGCGTTAGCGAACGCACGCGCCGCAGCCTCCAACGGCTCATAGCTATCCGCATCCTCACGCGACAGGTAGCCGCGCTCCACCAATGCGGACATGTCACCCGCGAGGGCGAGCTGCGTTAGTTTGTACCAGTTTTCACCGCCCTCGCAATAGAGTCGGCAGTTGTTCTCGGCGATACACGCGTAGCTGAGGTCGTTTCGACGCTCGTTGTCGAACACAGCCTGCGTCTTACTGTGAGACGAGTATCCGTGAGAAACCTTCCACGCTTGCGGGCGCACGCCATACGTGCGAGTACCAGCCGCGCGTACATCATCACGCGGGCGAACAGTAGGCGCGGGCGCGGGAACCTCCCTCAGTTCACGCTCCCAATCCTCGTCGTCGCGCGCGTCCGTATCCATGTCATGCTCATCCTCGAACGCGTCATCCTCAACTTCGGCAGGCTCGGGCACCTCGAAACCAGCGCCTTCAAGCGCAGCGACCGACGCCCCACCAAGCAGCTCAGCAAAAGACGCCATAGCTCACCTTCCATCCTCGCCTGCGCGCACGCTTCGGGGCGCTCGGCGCGTTTTCTTTCCAACAACACGCATCATACCACAAACACAGTAACACGCACATGAAAACACCATGCCACGCATCGCAACCCATGTCACACGCCCCGCACCCCGTCAGCAAACCCCAGCAATCACACGCCGCCGCCGCGACACAAAAACGGCGGCGGACGTGAGGCCAACCAGCCACCACGCCCGCCGCTCACAGCAGCCGAACCCACCACTGTCTCACAGGTTCAGTTCCAGAACCTCGTCCAGCTCTTCCAGCATCACCTTGCCGTCGTCTGCGCTCAGCGCACCCAGCTCCTTGTCGGCTTCCACCGCTTTACGCGCATCCGGCACGCACGGCGAGAAAAACCCGTCAGCAAACCCCAGCTTCTCGTCCACGCCGCGAGCGAGATCACCGCGCAGCGTGTTCAAGAAATCGCGAGCGAACACCGTGCGAGCATCCAAACCGTCCATACGCCCCCAGTAGCCAGCCAGTTCAGCCCACATCCAGCCCGCAGGAACCGACAGCGCGCTCGCCTTGCACATCTTGTACCGCTCCTCCTCCTTACTACGACACGCATAGTAAGGACCGACACCAATCTCAACAGTCGCCTTCATGTCGCGTCCCCCGGCGTGGCTTCGGATGATACCCATACGCGCGTCCGCGTCCGCCGCGTCCTCGATGCTGGTAGGCCACTTGTCGCGGTATGCGCCAATCGCGTATGCGGAATCCTTCACGTCGTGGAGGAGCGCGGCGCGCGCGTCCCCGTTCAAGCCTTTGACCACCCACCAGGGGACCGAGTGAACGCCGCGCTCCCAGTCGGCGGTCCACGGGAACTCCGGACTGAACATGCTGGACGCGTGAGCGAGCATGAACGCGCGCACCCCATCATTGTCTCCCAGCCACGAAAGCATGTCAGCGCCAACGTGTCCGGTTGTCATTGCGACCGCGAACGCGGCGCTCGCGTTCAGAAAAGCATCACCGTAATCATGCTCCCACCGGAAAAAGTAGCCGCCCTCACCGTCGCCCGCCGCGAGATGGTTCCATGCTTCGCGCAGCTCAGAGGGTAGACTGTCCAGGAGCTTCTTCTCGTCGTCGGTGAGCGTGTTCGCCCACGTGCGAACATTGTCACGGTGGGAGAACCCAAACTTGTCGTAGGGGAACATTCCGAGCCACAGGTTCGCGGCTTCCGGCGTGTCCTGGTACGCGAGGTCGAGCGTGGGGCGCTTCCCAGTTCCCTTCCACATGCCGTAAGGGAGTTCTCCAAGGTCGATCAGGCCGTCCTCATCGCCCAACCCCAGGAGTGCGAACAGGTGGCGCATCCCTTCGCGGCCCTGCGTGTCGTAGCGCGCCCACAGTGCGCCAAGAACTGCACCACTCCACGAGACGCCATCCATGTCAACGTCGCCACGGTTGAAAAGCCATTGCACGTCCTCGTCAGACGAGTAAAACTGTTCCATATGGCGGACGAGGAACGCCCAGTCGTGGCCGTTCACGTGCCCGCCGCGCGTCACCACGCGCATAGCACCATCGTTTTCTGCCACCTCGCGCAGACGCGTCAGCTCGCCGCCGTTGGTGACGCGCTCCATCCATAGGCGCTCAGAGAACGGCGCGCCGCCGCAATGCCACGTGGTGCCGCCCACGCGCTTAAACAGGGCGTACAGGTCGTCGTCGCTTAGCGTGCAGCCGATGGCCGCAAGGCCCTTCCCCTTGTACCTGTCCATACCAGCACCACCAGCGTTGTAGAGTCGCGCGAACTCGACGCTGCCAACCGGGTAGCGGCGGCGCGCCTCCCTATCGTAATCCTCCGCATACCAGCGCATCTCATAATGCCCTTGGTTCTCGCGATAAGCACCGTAACCGTGATGGCTGTAGCCCGCGTCGTACTTGTTTGCGTGCCACCACCAGGAGAGCACCTGCTCCGGCGTGGCGAACTCGAACAGGTGAGACACGAACTCAGCCCGCTTCTTGTCCGTGTCACACCATGTGTCGCGGCGCGCTTCAATGTCCAGCCACATGCTCTTACCGTAGTAGCCTGTGCCAAGCTCGTGATGGGCCGCGCGTGCCATAGCCGCAACACGCGGGGTCAGGCGGCCAGAGTCGAGCAGACGCTTCACGTTCTTACCGTCGTTATTCTCGCAATCCTCGATGAACGACTCATAGGAGGTGATCGCCTTTTCGGCTTCCTGGCTTGTGCTCACACCATAGGAGCGTGCGATAGAACGAAACACGCCGCTCTTCGCAATGCCGTGCTTCCCCGCGTCGTACAGGCGCTGCATGACCGGGATAAACCAGGACTCGCCGTTCTCCCCGGTCGTATCCCTGACGATAGCCTGCGCAACCTCACGCGCGTTCGGGCCGGTCAGCACGCGGCACAGCGTGTATGCGGTGTCGCCATCATTGTAGAGGACATGGGTGCCAATGCTGGGCTTTTCCGGGTAGTTGCCGCGCCACGCGTAAGCGACGCGGTACATGTCCTCCTCGCCTGTGAGTCCGCGCGCGTTACGTAACTTCTGGTAGACGGCGCGAGACACCTTCGTGCGCGCATTGTCGCCAGCACGCCAGCCTGCCCGCGTGTCGGCCAGATCGCCGCCATCAGCGAACTCGCCGTCACCCGCCCACCACTGGCGGTACGCGTGCATGAACGGGACGAACGTCTTACCTTCAAGTGTCGTCTCGCGAGAGTAGTAGACCCGGTTGCCGGTACGGCGGTCAGCCCACGCCTCCCGGAGAAAAGTGACGAACAGGTCACGGCCTGCCGCCAGCGCATCCTGCGAATAACGCGCGGCCAGCTCATCGAACGGGCGCAGCGCCAGCGGACGACGCTTGCCACTGTTTCGGCGACCGCCACCGTTCGAGTTATTTCCACGGCCGTTCGCGTTCTTGCGGCGACCCGCGTTCATGCTGGCCGCAACGGCCGACGGCGACGGGGCGGCGGGACGATGCGCTGTGCTCTTGTTTTCGCTCATGCCCACATCATACCACAACACGGCCACTGTTCGTACGCGAAACGCGCGCAAACAACGAGACCACGCGAAAGGCGGCTGACGCGACAAAAGTGGGGCGGCGGAGGTGTGGTTTCCTCCGCCGCCCCGCGCACATTGTCACACGCGTCCGACCGCCACAGGGGTGGACGCGACAGGCACGAACTCGCCTCCACTAGACGAGCGCGTAGACACGGCGACAGGCAGGCCAACTGTCACGCCGCCGTCACCATCAGCAACAGCCACACTCTCAGGCTCACCGACCGCGACACCAGCGAACAGCAGGTCGCTTTCGCGCTTACGGTTCACGCGCACAGCCATACCGCCCGTGCCCCTACCCTTCACGTTAAACTCGGTCAGGCTGGTTGCCTTCCACGCGCCTTCGCGGATGAGACCGCCGCCAACGTCCGACAGGGACACCACCACAGCGTCACCCGCCTGAGATGATGGGGTGGCTGTGAAAGCGATCACACTGTCACCGTCAGCCACAGAGATACCGGCCACGCCGCCCGCGCGGCATCCGGCGGCTCGCACCTTCCCGGCGTCCGCACGCAGCGCCTTACCGGCCTTTGTGATGAACATCATGTCCACGCCCGCGCTCTCCGGGGCTCTCACGTGAACGGCTGATACGAGACGGTCACCATCGGCGAGAGCGCACACGGGAACAGTGCCGGCGCGCAAAGGATAATCCGCCTTCACTCGCTTCACCACGCCCATCTCGGACGCGACAATCAGGCCGTAAGCGTTATCGCCGCCACCGTCAACCACACTCACGCCAACCAGGTTGCCGGGGAGGGTGACACCCAGCGTTTTCGCGGTCGCGGGCACCCCGTCGTGGAAGAATGACACGGGAACCTTCACGCCCTCACCGTTATCGCACACGAGCAGCAATTCACCGCCGCCATCCGTCCGCTTATCGGCGGGAACAGTGAACGATGATGTGATGACACCGTGCTTGTATGCGCGCGTCCTTGGCGGGTACTTCCACAGGCCTGTTGAACACACGACCGCCCCGCCACTGAGGACGCTCACGTGCAGGTCGCCGGATGCGAGGTCGCCACCCACGCCCGCAGCCGCTCCCGACACCTCGCTACCCGGTGCGGCATCCTCGGCCGGGTCCGCGTCGTGGAGGACCGTGAGGCGAGGGCTAGAAATGAGCTTGTGTGTCTCCACTAGCTCGCTTTCAATAAGGTCATTCATCGCCTCCGGGTTGGCGAGAACGCGCTCCAAACGCTTCTTCTCATCGCGCAGCCCCTTATCTTCTGCCCTGATTTGGTCGCCGTCAGCCTTCGTGAGCCTGCGTAGCTGCATGGACAGAATGTAGGACGCTTGAAAGTCACTGATGTTGAACGCATCCGTGAGGGCTTTTTGCGCGTCACCAGGCGTTTTCGCTTCCCTAATAAGGCTGATAGCCTTATCCACGTCACCGATCACCGTCAGCAAAGCAGACAGTTGTGAGAGGCGAGCGTCAATCGCACCCACACGCTCACGCGTGCGCCTAGCCACACACGCGCGACGGTAATCCAGGAACAGCCTCATACACTCGATAGTGCCCAACTGGCGAGGACGCCCGTCCACGAGGAACGTGTTGTTAACGTTGAACGCGGCCTCCATGCTCGTGTACTTCCACAGCGCATCCAACACGCGGCCCGCCTGCCACTGGCGGTGAACAACAATCTCTAGGCGCTGGTCCTTGTTGCTCTTGTTGGACGCGCTGGTAATGCCCTTCTCGAACGCCTCCACCGCCGGGACGGGCTTGCCCTTCTTTGTTTTCGGTGGCTGTTCTTCGCTTTTCTCGTTAATCTGGGCGAGAACGTCACCGACACTTACGCCGTAGGGTAGTTCTGTGACGACGATCTTTGACGCGCCCCTGGGTAGCGGCTCCACCGCGACTGTGGCGCGCATGACGAAACGCCCCTTGCCGGTCGTGTAGTAGTCGCGTGCGCCCGCATGGTCTTTATCGTACACGTGTGCGCCCGTGGGAAAGTCGGGTCCGGGCATGACGGCGAGCACTTCGTCTACGGTCGCGTCCGGGCGGCGCAACAGGAGGAGGTTCGCTGCCAGCACTTCGTCTGGGTTGTGGGACGGCGTGTTCACGGCGAAGCCAACCGCCATGCTGTTCGGCGTGCCGTTCACCACGGCGTTGTTGAACTTGACTGGCAGGTCCACCGGCTCCGTCGTCGTCTCATCGTAGTTCGGCTTGAACTCGCACGCCCCGCTCTTTGCTTCCACGACGCACGCCAAACCGGCGTCAGACAGGCGGGACTCCGTGTACCTCGCCGCCGCAGGCTTGTCACCAAAATGCAAACCCACACTGCCCTTCACGTCAACGAGGGGAACCCTCATGCGGAAAGGCTGCGCTACCGTGTACACGGCCTCCTGCACGCTCGCGTCACCATGCGGGTGGTAGGCGAGCACCAACCCGGCAAACGACGCGGTTTTCTTGTGCTTCGCTGATGGGGTGAGACCGCTCGTGAGGGCCGTCCATAGGATGCGCGCGTGGACCGGCTTGAAGCCGCTGTACACGCTGGGGATGGCGCGGGAGGCGACCGTTGAAATCGCGTACTCGCCGTAGTTTTCCTCTAGCCAGTCGGCACTGTCGGTTGCGACAATACCTGTCCTCTGGCCGACGCTCTCCTGTAGCTGCTCGATGAGTTTTTGCTGCGCTTTTGTGAGCTTATTTGTTTTGCTTGACGCCATGTTCCTTGTTCTTTTCTTTCCGTCTTTCTTCGCGTTACTTCATGCCGCTAACGTGCGCTCAATATGTTCTGGTGGCTACCGTTTTTAGTCCGCGACCTCTACGTCAGAACCCAAACCCATAATCCACTCTTTACGCTTCTCCGTGTCGCCGCCAAAGATAACGTCCAGCACGCGCTCGGTTTCCTCCACGTCGCGGCGCTCCACCCGCTGCCAGCACTTCTCACTACTGAACGCGTACTGGTGTAGTCGCTCGCTCGTGGACTCGCCCAGACCCTTCATGTAGTCGGTCGAATACGAGAGTCCAGCGTCAGCCAATTGCCGCATAATCTCGTGAGCCTCCGACAGCGTGAACGCAGGCAACTCCACCACGCCACCCTTCCCGTCACCGTTTTTCACCGACACGACCGCGAGCGGCGTTTTCACCTGGAACAACAGGCCAGCGTCAATAAGGCCGGGGAACAGCTTATCCACGATCACGTACAGGAGCGTCGCAATGTGCGAGCCGTCAGGGTCCGCGTCCGTCGCAATCACAATACCCCCAGGGTAACGCATCGCACCCATGTCGAATGACGCGCCAAACCCCGCGCCGACAGCGCTAATCAGGTCTTTCACCTCACCATTCGCGAGCACCTTCTCCGTGGACGCTTTCAACGCGTTAATCCCTTTACCGCGCACACCCAACAACGCACAATCCAGGGTACGGGCGCGCTTCAAACCCGACACAGCCGAATCACCCTCACACACCATCAGGAACGTCGTCGCACCCGTGCCCGCACCCTCAGCTTCCACCAGCTTCGCAGGCAGCGCAGCTTTCGCGATCTTCGCGGACGCGAGCGACGCGTCCACCTTCTTCTGCGCGCTCAACCGGGCGCGAGCCGCCTTCAACACGCGCTCACACACGGCCGGAACGTTCTTGTCGCGGCCCATCGCCCACTCTTCTAGCGGGCCACTCATTAGTTTCGTGAGAGCGTTTGACACGGCGCGTGAACCATCCAACTGGTCTTTCGCCTGGTTAGAGTAGGTTGCGCCCGGCATCCGCACGCTCACCACGGCGACGAGGCCGTGCGCCACGTCCTCATACGTCACGTCGGGGTCTTTGACGCTCAGCCCCTTTTTCATGGACCGCAGGCGCTTGTTCACGGCCTGAGTGAGCGCTTTTTGGAACGCCACATAATGCTTACCACCAAGACGCGTGAACACAGTATTGCTGAACGTTTCCACATGCTCCGATGGCGCATCGCACCACGTAAACCACAGGTCCGCCGACATGGGAACCTCGCGCTCACTCACAGTCCCGCCAGTAGCGCCCTGGCGACTATCAGACGGCGGAATCGACGTTTTCAGCCACACAGTAGTAGACGCGCTCACGTGGAACGGGCCTGTCGCGAGCTTACGCGGGGCCGCATCCTCCAATAGGGTTTGCACACCCTCATCGCCCTCGAACTTGTAGACAGCCGTCCACGCGCCCGCCTTCTCATCCACGGTGCCGCCGAGGTTCGCCGCCTCTCCCACACCGTTTGCAAGCTCCTGGTAACTGGTGACGGTTGCCTCCATGCCAGGTGTGAGCGCGCACGTGCGCTTCACCCTCTGCGCCGCGTCCACATCCGAATACGGGTTATCCGACTGGAACACGCTATCGTCCAACCACACGGTGAACCTGGTACCTTCCTCCCACCCGGCACGCTCACTCTTAGAACGAGTGTCCGCCGTCTCATGGAGGACGCGCGGGTCAACTGGCGTGAACGCGTCACCGGGTCCATTATCGCCGTCGAAATACCCCGGCTGACCATCCTTGAACGAGAGACGGAACTCGCGACCACTCTTCCACGTCACCGCATCCACGCGCGCAGCAATCAACACAACGGACGAGAAACCCACGCCGTTCGTGCCGACCGCCGAATGGTTATCGCCGTAGTTACTGGACGTTTTTGTGCGACCAATCGCATAATACACGCCAGAACCCACCACACCATGCTCGTCCGTCTGCTCCGACACCGGCAAACCAATACCGTTATCCTGCACAGAGAACGAACGGTCCTTATTGAACGTGACGCGCACGCGTGTCGCGTACCCTTTAAGCACCTGGTCAAACGCGTTCTCAACCGTCTCCATGACGGCCTTCTGCTTCTGACGGCTAATCGTCTCCCCGTCATCCTCCTGAACACCGAAAGTCAACGACAACCGCTTCAACAAGTGTTCACGATCAGACAAGACTTGCAGCTTCTCCTCGCGGAACTCCCGCTTACCGCCAGCGACCTTACCGCCAGCACTCTTCTTCGCCGCCACCAACTCAACCTTCCGTTCTCACGATCACGCCAACCAGCACACATGCCACACTGACGCGTCAAGCGCACAAAACTTACTCTACGAACTAAAATATATGCGCACACGAGCATCATCGTCAAAACCTCGCCAAAACAGGCCGCACAACCAATACGCGACGGCAAACCGCTAACACGCGGCCACTCAACACACGACGTGCAAACGCGAAAACGGCGTTGACGTGCGTTGTGCGCACGTCAACGCCGCCACATACCAGCGACAGGGCAAGTTACAGGCGGGACACGCCAGTCACCACATAGTAGACGCTACCCTGCTTGTAGTCCACGTCTCCGAAAGCCTCGTGACAATACGCACCCACGGGAACACGCTGTTGGCGAGCATAAAACGGACTTCTACACGTCTCGTCCCACAGGAACTTCACTCCTGTTCCGTCTCCATCCCTTACGTCAACGCTCTGCATGTCGCTGAGTGCCATCCTTGACACCTTCACCGAGACGCGATCACCGACGTTCGCGGGACCATCAAACGACGCCATATCGTAAGGAATACTCGTCAACACGGCACCATAATCAGTGCGCACCGTAAAATCGGTGAGCGTCGCCCGCTCAACTGTCCCCTCGTACACGCCATACGACGAGTAATCCTTCTCTGACGCAACATGCCGTTCAGACAGAAACGAGTGAACAAACACCATCACGAACGCCGGGAGCATAAACAACACGATAGTCAGCGCGCCCCAAATGCGCGCAGCATCAACCAGATTCTCGTCGCCCTTATCGGACGCGTCGCCCCTACGACTCCACGCGAACGCTGCGGCGGCAACGAACGCCACTATAATCGCAGCAACCCCTACCCGAAGCAGAACATCAGCGAGAGAAAACGGGGCAGTAGTGATAACAGCCTCCATGACAAAGCACCCCTTCCAGAATGGAACGACCGCGCACCCTAGAAACAGTGGCGCGCCAGCCTTTGCTTGCAACAATACTTCTATTGTATCATGAGAAACGAAAAACGGCGCGCACAAAACACGCGAGCCACAACATGACACGCCCCACACGCGAATCGGGCGGGAAAGGACACGAAACCGTGAGCACCAAAGCATACGACCACTTCATCGCGAGCATGGGCGCGTTTGACGCAGCCGCTCGTATCCGAGAAGCAATCAATCCGGTATTCTTTGATGCGTTCAACGAGCAGCTACAACGCCTCGATGAGCGCCTACGATACAACGTCAACATCACGTGGGAGGGCGCAGACCTCGACGACTACCGCGTGGACCTGTCATCCAACAGTCGGCGCGTCCTCCCATCCTGGATAACCGAATACGGCCAGTGCAGCACCTTCGACATGGTTGACGCGCTCTACCATCGCATGATGGACCTCAAAAATTGCGAGAGGCGCACACTCAGCCCGCTAGACATTTTCTACGATACAATCATTATGCGCGGCCCCGACAGTGGCACGGTCGTCTTTAAGGTGCTTTCAGAAAACCGCGACTACACGGAAGTGCTCACCACGCAGGACTGGTGTGGCGACTTCTCATACTGGAATAATACCGACCGTGACGACAACGTATCCGAGGAAGAATGGGAAAAGCGCGCACAATACTGGCGCGAAATCCCCTACGCGCCTGTCGGTGACATCTCTATCGGCTTCACTCAGCCAACCCGCATCAGCGTAGCGCTCCACCACAGCCGCCCATAACGTGGCGTGTGAGCGCCGTGAAAGTAGCGCAACGAGCGGGCACAGCAAAGCGGCCGACCGGAAACTGAAACGCCACCACATTGGCGGGGCAGCCCGGTCGGCCGCTTACTTATCCGCTCAGCCGCGCGCGAGTGCCCGAATTATCGGAACGCGCGGCGCAGCCGCTTACCCTCTGCCGAGTCCAGGGCGAACAGGCCACAAAACACGTTCGACCACGCCGCAAACGCGGAGCCAGCCATCAGATAGCGCGCCACATACCACCACGCGGAACCCTCACCAGCCAGCCCGGACAGGTAGTAGAAAAAGTAAGCGACAGCAGCCCCAATCACGGCAGCAATCACCGTGGTCACCACACGCGTCACCAGACTATCGCGCGATTCACTGATACGGCAACCGTACTCGGCGGCGGCAACAATGTCACTCCACCGCGCGAACACGCCGAAAACAGCCAGAAGCGCCACTACGGCGACAAAGAAGCCGCCAGCCGAACTCGCCTGGCCGACCCCGAACACCGCCCACATGCAAACAAGCATGTAAGCAGCAACCGTGAAGTATCGGGCGATCTTGGCGGCGATAGTAAGCATAGCGTATCCTCTTCCTGGGTGTTTTCTTTCCGACAGAAACCATCATACCACGAGCAAACGCGAGGCGCGCGACGAACACGCGCCCACGCGTCATAGAACGCGACCAAAAGACGGGGCGAGCGTCACCGCTCGACTACACCCAACAGTGCGGCGTATCCGAACGTGTGCGCCAAATGAACCATTCGACGCACGCGACTACGGCGCGCAGCGCCCGACAACACCATCACAGCACCACGCCCTCACCCTTGCGGCGCGAAGCAAAACTCTCAAACATTCGCGCCCGCATGATAACACCCAGCACCTCGGCCAACAGCCTGTCAGCGCCCATCGCCACCAGAGCGACAGCTCCCCACGCGCGGCTCACTCCACCGCCAGGTACAGTAGCCAGCGCGACAGCGAGCAGCACACACGCCACGAGATAAGCGACCGGCTTCACCAGCTCGTCGCGTGCCTCAAACAGCTCTTTACGCCACGATACGCGCGGCAAGATACCGCCACCTTCTCGCACCATCCTCACCATCATGCTCACGCCCTTAACAGCCCACATGGCAGCAGAAACACACCACATGAGCACGACAGCGAACGCGACACCGACCGCCCCGCCAACAGTGTGCCCCTCCATCATAGCGGCTCGCCCCCACATGACAACCAGAGCAGCCAGTGCGACCGGGTTCGTGACGGAAAGCACGCGCATTAGCTTCACCATACCCACTCTTAACACCCCATCTCGTTCACCTTGGTAACGTCCCCACCGCCAACGCACCCCCGTGTCAATTTCAGGCGCATTGGCGTGGGCGGCCTGTCACTGCGCGTCGCGCTCACCAGGCGAAACAGCGCCACCGTCATCGTGAACGATACGCACCAGTTCAACCTGCGACCTGAACATGACAGCATCCACAATGTACCAGAACATCAGTGCATCCCACCCACCCAGAGTGAACACGCCAGACAGCACACACGTCAACACCTTCACAAGCGCGTACAATGCCACCATATACAGAACATACGGTCGAGACGACACCAACGCGCCCCGGACAGCGGCACTCCACCCTACGCGACCAGCAGTAGCCAAACCGTCACGAACAGAATCACTCGCCGCAACTGCGCGGCTCCAAGATCGCCACGACATGAACGCCGACACGCCAGCGATGCCGACGGCAAACCCCGTCACAAAGACGCTCGCCGCAGCGAAACCCCACAACAGGCCCACCGCCAGAAAAACACACGGGCTAACAACCCTCATTATACGAGCAAACATTGCTACCTTCCCCTTCTCTCTTTCTTCCATGCGCATGTGAACAAGTCACGACAATACTATCACACGCAGGCAAACGACAACAAACAGTGGTGCGCGACGGATACTGGGAGAAACGTACACGCGGGCGAACACGCCACCGCCGCCATAAAGTCCAAAGGGGTAAACCAAACACAGCAACTAACACGTGTTAGATACGTGTCTCGTAAGCGAACAGGCAATACGCGACCAATCAGACGTTAACTGAACCGCAAGGCCGCGAGCAGCGCTCACAGTCTCACTGATAGTCCGCGCTCGCGGCCGCACGGGATACCTGAATGAGGTAGTACCCGTTCCCGCCGCTGAACGCCTGACGGTACGTCACCGCGCACTTGTAGCCGTTCTCATCTTTGGCAGCGCACGCGCCAGAGGACACGATGAGGCTGATAGCGCCCTTGCCCTTATAGCCAGCGACCCACCCGTCATTCTGGCGAATCTCAGAACGCGAAGCGTACCACGGAAGATCGTCACCGCCCGGCAACAGGTACACATCCACCGTCACCTTATCGCCAGCAGCCGCATCCTCACCTAGCACTTCGCGCGGCATTTCAACGACAGCGCCGTACCGCGTCTCAATCTTCACATCCGCGTACTTCGCTTCCGTCACCGCGCCGTCGTAACTGCCGACATGTGCCAGCTCAGATACGTTCACGGTGTGCTCGCCCATTGTAGAGTTGCCGAACAGGAGCGTGAAAGCTGCGAAAAAGGCGATAACCGTCTGAACGGTCGCGCACCCGCCCGCCGTCTCATCCGTCTTGTCCAGCCACAGGTAGAACGCGAATGACGCAGCACCACCAACAACAAGCGACACCAACATCGTGAGCAACACAGCAGAGAAACTAGGAGCAACATCCCATGCGACCGTTCCCATAATCATTAACCTTCCGTTGATAGGTTTTGCTGTCAGTTGGTGGCGCGAACGGCCTTGACCGCGTAAAAGCGAGCCTTACCGCCCCACTTGCTGCGCGGCTCGTCGCCCATAGCAACGTCCGCCCCATAGTCGGCCATACACTTGCACTCGCGGGCATCCACGAAGCCACCCGCGCCATCAGCGCGCACATCACCCTGCCCGGCAGGCGAGGCGACAACGGACGCGTCAACCTCCACACGAGCGCCACGGAAACACGCGACCTCCGGCACGCTATCAGCGTCAGCGAACAGGACCGCACCGGAATCTGTTTCAACCTCTACGATACGCGGTGCAACGTTACGCACCGTCGCATTAAACGCGCCCAGCGGCTTATAAAACGACTCCGGCACCGGGCGCACCTTCTCCATCGAATCGGGGCTAAGCATGAGCGCCCCAGCTAAGAGAGCAATCATCCCAAAGATGAAAAACGCGCATACGCACGCAGGAGAGGGGCCAATGACACGGTTGAGCGCAAAAGCCGCCACCGCCCCAACAATAGAGAGCACGGCAACACCGTCAACGAGATTCTTCTTCCACTGCGCAATGTACCCGTACAGAAGCATAATTAGACCTTTCCTAGCAACATGTTCGAGGCGACAGCCTACGCGCCCCCCTTTTACACGATCATAACACGGCGCAGGCGACTACGCGCGCCGAAACGCTCACATGCGGTCGCGCGCCTACAGGAAACACAACACCACGCCACCCAACTACTACACCAACACTAACGAACTCCGGGCAAAACCGCAGTCACGAGGTGCGAACGGACGTGACAGCGTACCAATGCTCGCCATCGTCGCCGAGAGCTTGCGAACATGTCAACACGCCAGACGACGCACAATCAGCATCATACACGAAAATGGGACCGCCCTCGCCAGCAGCGCCACGGTCACGATTCGGCAAAAGCGAAAGATGCTCCGTCGCTTCCAACTTCGACACATCAACATCCACAGTTGCGCCAACAACATCAGCGCCTTCCGGCATCATAGACGCGGGGACAGGTAGAGACACACCGAAATCGGTTTCCACCTCAACCAACTGCGACTGCGGGTACACGCGCGCCACTGTCGCCGTATAGCTCCCCAACTTCTCGTAGTCACCCTCGGCTACGGGTCGCGGACTAGATGACAGTAGCACGAGAGCGGCGAAACCGCCGACAAAAGCAATCAGATAAGCACTAAGCAAGCATTTGGCAGCCACAGATGCCACCTTGCTTTTCTTCTCCTGAGCATAATAGGACAGCGCAGGGTAAACAACCCAGACAAGCATCAATACCAGTGCGGACACAATCATAAACGTGAATTCACTAAATGGAACGTCACGAACGATCACAGTGTATTCTCCATTTCTTCATCCCGTGAGAGCGCGGGTACATAGCATATTGGATAGACCACACCATACCACGAGAACACCGGACACGCCACAACAAACACGTCAGGCGCGTCGCACTCGCGCGTGCTACACTATAACCAGCAAGGAAAACACCAACACCAGATAATAGGAGACGCGCCATGTTCATCAACCTCGACAACACCGACAGCGCTTACGAGACGGCGCGCAAGTGCCTCCCCTACTACTACGCGGTTGCCGCCACCAGCCCACACGTGCAAGCGATGGCAGCAGAGCGACTACAGGCAGGGTGGACCAGTGCGCAGCTCAAACAGACACTCCCGCGCCTCAGCGATTACCACATGGCGACCACCGACCACGCCTCGCACGTCGTGAACCGTTGGACACACAGCGCACCCGTAGACAAGGCACCTAACGTCATGCGCCGCAAGGCAGAGGAGAAAGCCGCGCGCACCATTGAGCGCCGCCTCAAAAAGTCCGAGCGTGAGCAGTGGGGAACCGAGCAGGGACGCGAACGCCTCAACCTCGCAAACGAACTGTGGAAGCAGGTGCAAGCCGATCACCCCGAATACGGGCGCGCACAAACCGCACTCGCCGTCGCGCAGCTCCTCACCGAGCGCCGCAACGCGCAGGCATAACACCGCGCCAGCATGAGAACGCGCGCCCTACGGCTCCGCCTCTCGCGTGACATTAAAGCGCCGGACCCCGCCACCATACGGTGAGCAAGCCCGGCGCTTTTACACGCCCCCGCACACTTTCAACGAACAAAAGCAGCAATACCCCTATCGGCCGCGCATCGACGCGCACGCAGCACGCCAACGCCCCTCAGTAAGGAAACCCGGCACGCCCAGGCGCACCTCCACCGGGCGACGAAACCGAGCGGGAACCGCATCCACCGCTTGTGCCAACGCAGCGCCGTCACCATCCGTCACGGCAGCGCGAACAGCCGCAACATGCGCGTCCAATTCAGCCTTCACGCTCACCGTCTCCACGTCACTATTGCGGCCCTTGCCCTTCTGCGCGGCCTTCCAGTCAAAATCGAGCGGATGCCCCGCCTGCATGAGCATTTCCTGCACCGGCACCAGCGCCCACAAGCCGAAACGACGCGCAACCTTCTTCCCCGAATCGCCGACACTGTTCATCTCGGCAACACGCGCCAACCCGGTTTTTACCGCCTTCTTCGTCGGCAAACCGTTCTCGCGCACGCCCAACGCGTCCAGCCACTTACCGATGGTGGAACCGCCCACGTTAAAGAGTTTCCCCAAGTCCGTTGCTGACACGAAACCGTCACTGCCCGCGCCCGGCTGTTTCACGCGCTGGTTCGCCCACCCGCGCACAAGGCTGATGCCCGCGTTTTTGCGCGCCCACGCGGCCACCGCATCCACACCCCACAGTGCAGTACCCGAGCAGCGGAACACCAGCCCAGCGTCCACCGCATCCTGCGTCGGAATCATCCGCTGCACCCTAGAACCGTTCACGCGCTCACGCAACATGCCGCCAGCCGACAACAGCGCCAATACGTCACCGCGTGACACACCACGATAACAGTCATGCAGGTTTTCGACGCGCGCGTGCGACGGCGACTTACCCGTCGTGTACGCCGCCTCCGGCAACTCGTTGCACATTAGTTTACCTCCTAATCTACATGGCCTCGTTACCAAGGCCAGCTCCAAGTCTCACGGCGCTGTGACGCGCCTGCTTGGTTCGCGCTTCACAGGGGACCACGTTGCCCAACAATGAGTTGGTCCGTTTTACGTCTCCTCCACGCGCGTTTAACGTCTCCGGGGCACTCCCGGCGACCTGAATATTAATAGCCGCGTTAAGGTCACGGTCAATGGACAGACCGCACGCGTCACAGTTGAACGTTCGCTCAGCGAGGGACAGCTTGGCTTTCACTACCCCACAATTCGAGCATGTTTTACTGGACGGGTACCACCTGTCAACCACACGTAACACGGTACCAGAACGAGCCGTCTTGTATTCTAGCTGGCGGCGAAACTCACCCAGAGCCGCGTCCGACAGGCTACGGGCGAGATGATGGTTTTCCACCATTCCCGCAACATTCAAGTCCTCAATACACACAGTATTGTAGGACCTGGCAATCATTGTCGTAGCCTTGTTAATCGCATCAGCCCGCACGTCCGCCACGCGAGCGCGCAGCCGAGCAACGCGCCCTTTAGCCTTCTCACGACGGGCGCTACCCATAACCTTGCGACTCAACGCCTGTTGAGCTTTCCGCAACGCTCTCAGCCTCGCGCCCAGGGCGCGCGGGTTAGGGATAACAGTCCCGTCCGACAGTGTGGCAAGATTTTTCACCCCAAGATCAACACCAACCGCGCCACCCTTCGGCACCGTGGTAACGGCTGGCTCGCGTTCCACAGTCAAACTCGCATACCAACGGCCCGCACGACGCGACACGGTTATGCGGACAAGACGCGCACCATTTACCCGCTCATAAACATTCTCCATGCAATGAACCCTGCCAATACGCGGCAGCTTCAACCCATAAGGGTCACTAGCCTTGGGCGCAGTGAACCCCGTGGAATACGCGAACTTCGCAACAGTGTTTTTCGACTTGAAACGAGGAAACCCAACGCGACGCCCCTTGCGTTGCCCCTTACGGGACTTAGACCAGTTCGACAAACCCCGAGCCAAGCCATACAGGCCCATATTGTAGGATTCTTTACTGTTCTGACTCCACCACACGACGCCAGTATCAGGGTTAACGGCGAGAGTATCTTTGTTCGCGTTCCACCAACGGAGTAGACCATAATGCGACCAATCGGGAACCTCACCTTTATCCAGCGATTCCTTCACGTGAGCGAGACCCGCGTTATAAGCGAACCGAGCAGCCCCGGCATGACTCGCCATCAGACGCTCCTGCCTCGGCGTAGGGTCGAGACGAACCTTTACAGCCTCATAAGAACACATCTGGCAATCACCTCCAAAACCACTCCCGCTCACTTACCAACATGTTACTGATAGTAACACAATATCGGCGAAGAAACCAACTCAACTCAACAGCAAGCACATCCCATGCCCCTCACCTAACCGTCACCAATACCCGACGCACAGACGGATCGGTCAGTGCGCTAACGAGCGTATATAGCAGCGCACGAGCAGACAAAACAACGGGAGCTCACAAGAGAACGGGAGCGGCGGCAAAAGAAAAACCCGCAGTCGGAAGCGGTACCACCTCCGACTGCGGGCAGAAGCAACACCCAAAGGACGCTACCTCACTTTGCATGGCCCACGCCTTTTATGCGTCACCACACGCCCGTAGTGGACGTGTAGGAGAGGCCCGGCGGGGGATCTGTTGCTACCACAATAGCACACTCGCCGCCAAGCGCGCAAATCGACACCGAAAAAGAGAAACCCCGTAGCTGGCAAGCGCTTACCGGCTACGGGGCGGAGGCGAGCAAATGCCGCCTCTCCTCACGGCCACGACCATTTGTGCAATCACCGCACATCACAGGGGATATGCGGGAGAGGCCCGGTTGTGGGTCTATCACGATAACAATAACACGCCTGCGCCAGGCGCGCAACGTATTATCAACGAGACGTGCGCCACACTAACAGTCAGCGCCTACGGCGCACCCACCGTTTTCAGCACGCGCAACGCCACCCGCTCCGGGGCACCGTCCGACGCGTCAACAACCGGGACCGCACCGCACTGGACAGCCTCATCGAGAGCCGTCTCCGTCTCATGGCGCAACGCCTCCACACTCGGCAGCGCCCCATCTCGCCCCATCAGGCGCTTACGCTGCACCTCCGGCGACACGTGCAAACACACAACAGGCACACCCGCATCATACAAAGCAGCAACCTCGTTAGGCATACGAACGTCAGTGAAAATAGGGAACTCGCGCTCCCAATCCACGCTATCGACGGCGGCGCGCACCCAATACCCATAGTCCACGCTACGCACAGTCTGACCAAGCAACTGATAGGCGACGCGCTTCGCAGGCGTTTTCACGGCAACAAACGTCTCCTCATCCCACGCGCCCGCGTCTCCCTCGCGCTCAGCGTCCGCGACAATCTGACAATACACGCCGACGAGACCGCCGGACAGTGGAGCACCAGCAGGCATAAACGCCGCGCACAGCGCCTCATCCTCCACGATGGCGCGCTCCACATCCAACGCGGTCTCCACGCCGCTACGTAGCGCGAGAATACTTTTCACCGCCAACGCTTGACGGTACGCTTCTCGCTTTAGCACGTCAGCGAACGCCACTCGACGCGCCGCGCGCCCGCCAGCGACATGAGCCACAGACGGGTGACGCAACAGGCCAGCGAGAGCAGCGGCCGTCGTATCCTTACCCGAACCCATAGAACCAGCCAAGCCAATACCGGGCAGCGCCCCGCCAGCAAGACGCTTACTAGTGAGAGCGTCACGCTTGTGGACGAGGGTCACCATCGACAATTCAGCAGCCGCGCTTCGCATAGTCACTCGCCCTCGCCTTCCAGCTCAGCGAGCGCCGCCTTCATGCGAGCACGCGAAAACACAAACATGCCCGCCGCGCCGCCAAGCGTGAACACATACGTGAGAATGTACGCGGCAACCACGACAGCGGCAGCAACCATGTTCCCCTCGCGGGCGGCAGGAGCAAGGCCGATAGCGACAAGCGGCAGCGCACACCCCACGGCCGCAACAGTCGCGAACACGGCCTCAGCGACCGCGCCACGACGCAGCATCAGAACAGCCATAACAGCCAACACAATGAACATAACGACGAAAAAAGCGTTGGGCACAAGAATCATGAGGATACCTTTCCGTTTCGTTTCCTCTAACCGAACACCAGTGTACCGCATCGACAGGAAACGCGCAGCGCAGACACGCGGACAAGGAAAGATAGGAACGCCACAACTCCGTGGCAGGAAAATACGCAAGAAAAACTTAACGCCCCTCCGATGCGGCAGGAAGTAAGCGCGCGGTCCCATTTCGGCGGCAGCTATCTTCACTCCAAACGTCCGCATGGAGGGGCGAAAAGCCAAACTCGAAAACCTCAAGAGTTTCATCAGGGGTAACACTCCCTAACAAGCAGAACAATAGCACACACGCAACCAGGCGCGCAACCCGCCAGCCACCACAAGCACAGTGACACTCGCCACAGAGAGACGTGGAACAAAGCCACGCGAGCGAACACCGACAGCAAACCAGAGCGCAAAACACCCAGCTACCGGGACAAGCCAGCCATACGCTCCACGCCAGCCAACACGTCAGCGCCCACAACGCCGCCAGCGGCCAAAGAGCGCACGCCCTCCACCACGCGACCCCACGACACCACAGGCAACACGCCGCGCTCGGTGAGACTGTCAGCGCACGCCTCTTGACGCACGACGTTACGCGCCAACTTCACGAGCCGCCCCAAATCACCGCGCCCAGACGCGAGTGCAGCCCTGTCACGCTTAGCCTGGCCGCGATAATGTGCCACTAACAACGGCAACGGCACACGCACACTCTCCACCAGAGCGCGCCCTACAGCCCCGTCACGCCACAACGCGCCACCATAGGTGCGAGCCTCCACGCATACTTGATCTGCCTGCGCGAGCAAGTGAGCAAACCGCCCAGCCGTCACGCACAGCGCATCCACGCCACCAGCATGAACATTCACCGCCCGCACTTTATCATCGACACTCGCACCCACCACCAACAGGTCACAATCACTATCCTGATGGTTCAGCCCGTGGAGCCAGGAGCCGCGCAGGCACACGCCGTCCACGCCACCAACACGATCAGCCCACGCAGCGAACTTTTCGTCAGCTCGGATAGCAGCATAAGCGTCAGCGCGCGCCAACACATACGACAACGAGGCAGACGGAAGGGCCGCCGAACCCCTTGTCTGCGCATCCGCCCCGGTAGCATCCACATGACGCGCGATCACTTGTTCACTCATGGCGCCAATTGTACCACAGAGGGCGCTGCGCGCGTCGGCTCAACCTGAACAACAGCAACGGCGAGCGCGCAGAGAAACAACTCGACACACCCATTTTTGGGTACAAGAAAGGCCGGGGCATCGTCGCGCCGACCCCGGCCTATCTCGTACTCGATTTGCTTAACCGCTAAAAGGCGCGTCCACCTTATGCTTCCACGCGAACGCGCACACCCTGGTCCACGACGACCAGACGCACACGCCCGCGCAGCTCCACAGTCCACGTGAGACTGTTTTGCGTTTCGCTATTCGAGCTTTTTGATGACCCGCCCTGGACGCGGTTTACGCGCGGAACGGGTCGTTACCACACACAATAGCACGCGCGAACGCGACCATGCAACACCCGCTTGGCGAGACGCGCGCCACACGCCGGTGAACGACACACGTTACTAACGAGCGTACCCGCGACTCTCCGACGAATACACTACATCACTATCTGCCGTCGGCGGCTCGCCAGCGCACAATGTGAGAGTCTGCCAGTTTTTCGCACCATCGGGCAAACCGAACCGCTTGCCCTCATCCGCCATGAACTCATAGTCCCGCATCGCGTGAACTTCCAGCCCCTCATCATCATCGTAATAACGCCCGTCCACTTGCTTCACCGCGTCACGCTCAGACGCGCGCCTACGCTGCATGGAAGCGTTAATGAGCGCGCGGAACCCGTCAGACCGTCCGACCGCCCACAGCGCCTCCTCGCGCGTAATCTCCCGCGTGACCAGACCCTTACTCTTCCACACGTAACTGTAGCCCTCCGGGTCCGTGTTGCGCTCCCACTCACAGTAGTCAGCGTTCCGAAGCGTAGCGGGCGCATCCCGATTATCGGGTATTTCAACCATAATGTCGCCTCGAACAAACGCCATACTGGACGGCGTGGAGATCATACGTAGATCATCGTCATCCCCTTCCCTCTCCTCGTACACGCGTCCGTACACGAAACTATCAAGCTCACCAGGATAGTCGTCGTTCTTTTCTTTCGCCTCATTAAACCGCTCGTGAACAAAACTGTTCGTATCGTAGTCAAAATCGTCCAACTCGCCGAGCAGAGCCTTCACACGCGCACCGTCGCGCCCAATGAAAATATTTTCAAGACGCGTCGCGCCCTTCACCGGGCCTTTCTTTTTCGCGGACGAGAACGCCGTCACAGTAACACCAAGCTCACGCTCGTTACGCGCCTGCGCCTCCTGCGGACTCATATCCACGTGCTCGCCGTGAGTACACCCATGCGTCCCCACATTCTCAGGACGCGCCACGCACACCTTCCACAGCCCGTTCGCATCTTTCCCAAATCGCCTCGTCACCACAGCGGAACACCCCTCATCCACAAAACCATTACACGACACGGCCGCCACCGAGCCAACACAACACCGACGACAACACCGTAATAGCCACCGCCCGCACCACACGCGGGACGGAACGGCGCGCCGTCACCACCAATGATTAGTCACCCAAAAACGGTACGCGGCCCCCCACGACCCATAACGCCCCACCGCATAATTGTGCGCCCACCGCAACTGAGTCACCGGGTTATCGTGCCAGTCCGCGCCAGCCGACGCGAGCTTACCCGCCGGAAGCGACTGAGGAAGCCCATACGCGCCACTCGAACGATTCACCGCATGGTAATTCCACCCGCTCTCGTGTGAAATAATGTAGTCCACGTACCCGAAATCGCTGTCGCTGATACCGGCGGCGCGCATCCAATCCGCTTTCGACCCGGACGGGCTAAACGTGGGCGCAGAAGAAGCAGAAGCGCCGCCAGCAGACGCGCCCTGCGCGTCAGTAGCGCCGTCAGTGCCACTGGTCTTGCCGAGCAGACGGTCCACATCCTCACGGCTCGTCAACGAATACAGGGGCGCACGGTACCTGGCCGTCACCACGCCCGCGCTATCCGTCTCCTCACTCACGGGCGACGCAGGGTCAACCCCGGCAGCAACAAGAACCTCCGGCGACACGGGCTTTGTGCCGACCTCACGCACGGCGGGGCGCGCAGCCACCGTGTTCTCACCCAACACGACACTATGGACGCGCTCACCGTCGCGCTTGATCGAGAACATGGTTACGTCGTGAGCGCCGTCAGTGCCGGGCGTGAGCGTCCACTCACCCACCAACAGGCTATCCGTGTCGCGTTTTTCTTCCACGGCCTTATCCGCTGTGGAAACGGTTTCTTCGCCGCGCCACACGCGCACCACGCGCACCACCACACCGCCGTCAGCGTCCAACCCCACGGTCACCTCGTCCAACGGGGATGCGGTTACGCCTGCGGACGCGGCCACGTCACGCGCCGACGCTCCATCCTCAGCGACACCGTTCACAGCCTTACCGTCGGCGACCACGCGCGCCGGGACCGGGGCGCTACCACTGTTGACGGGCACACCCTCCTGAGACGGGGCAGACACGACAACAGCGCCCGCACTATCGTTACCGCGCGAAAGTCCGGCAGTTGCGCCGCTAAGCCCGCTATCGTCGTCGCTGTCGCGGGATGCGCGAGAGGCCACGTTCATGCCGCGAGCGTCCGCCACGTCACGCAGCACACCCACCATGTCAGGCCGCACCGTCCCCACCGCGACCACGCCGCCCGCGCCGTCATGGACGAGAGCGCTCCTGCACCGCACCACACTCACCTCGTCAACGCCCGCGAGGGCAGTGTCAACACTGGGCGTCACCTGGTCACACTCACCCACCGGCACGCCACCGTCAGTGAGCAGGTCGCCGACCGTGCGCCCCCACGACACCACCACGCGGCCCTCGCCACCGCCAGCAGCAGAGTCCGCCACGGTGACCGCGTGGCGAGACGACAACACGCCATAGACGCACGCCACCACAACCAGCACAGACGCAACGAAAGCGGCAGCGAGCACCACACTGCGCGGCGCGGACATCACACGCTCATGAGCGCGAACAAACACGCCGCGCAAACGACTAACAAACGACATCGAAAACCCCTTAAAAAGAAACAGTCGCGAAGCTACATGAACCTAAATAAAAAGCAACAAATAGCGACTCTTGCACACGATATTACCACAATAGAAGAAGCCCCGCCAACAAGGCGTGCGTGAGGCGCAAAAACGGAAGCCAAGCGGGCGCGCATTTAACGCCACGCGCAGAAGCGGGCGTCAAAGAAACCGCGAGAAAACACAGAAGGAACAACAAGAGCATGGGCGACAACAAAGCAAAGAAAACAAAATACGGGCAGCGCCAAAAAGACGGCGCATGGACCCCGTGCAGCGCATCATTCTTCGGCGCTCGCGGCTGCAACCACGTCGGCGAACACCGTAAGCTCACCGCAGACGAAGCGCGCGCACTCAACAGCGTCATCTTCGAGCAAGGCTTCACGCTCCCCACCGACGACCATGACATCCGCATGTACCGGGAAGATATAGTCAACCGAGACTACCCTCTCGCTGACCCCGTGATGCGTGCCTACATTCTCACCATGCGTGAACAGACCGGCAACCCCGACTGGATGCCCGGTTTTCACGCGCACGACCCGAACTGGCTCCTCTACTACACGTCCAGCAACCTCTCCCCCAACGCCAGCCAGGAGCAGGTGAACAGGTTTGTCGCCGATGCCATGAGGCGGGGACTGCATGAGGGCGTCCACGGCGGCTATTTTAGCGAACGCGACCCAAACACGGGCGAGGAAGGCCATTACAACCTACCTAATGCTCCCGGCAGTGCAATCACGCGCACGCCGCCACCAAGCGACGACCCAAACGCGCCCACCGTGTACACGACCATCGTGCAAAACGCGGCAGGCGTGAAATGGTGGGACCAGAAATCACCAGAGTTCATGCGCCGCAAGCAAGAGGACTACGACAGTAAGCAGTGGGTGGAAAGGTTTGTGTACGACGCGGAAACACCGTTTGTCACGCTCGGCGTACAAGGCCCAAACCTGGATGAAGCGCGCCACGTCGCTACAGGCGGACAAGAGGGCGTGACCCTCGAACTCAACGACCTCGGGTACGGGCCGTCCTCCTACGCGACCATCCCCACCATTCCCCAACACCGACTCTGCGAAAGCATTGAGATCAGGCGCGGCAACGTGAACCTATCCGGCAACTGGGCAGTCACCGTCGGCCGCGAAGGCCGCGTGTACGAAGCCGACCAGACCGGGTTCAACCAGTGCGACGGCGTAGTACACGTCGCCCGCAACAGTGGGTTCCGCAAACTCGGCGACAGTGGGCACGTCATCACCGCTTTGGACTGCGACTTTGACACCATCAGGGGCGGAACCGTGGAGCACGTGGACGGCGGCACCGTGCGCGACTACAACGGGACCGGCATCCACCACGCCACCAACAAAGCGAACGTGACCGCCAAAGGCGAAGCCCACATTAACACAGTGGACGGCGGCTCGTGGGTGCGCGTATTCGACGACCCGAAAACCGGGCAGAAAGGACGATTCACCGCGTCCACCGTGGAAATCGGCACGCAACTTTCCTACAACGGCGAAACAATCATCGTGAAAGAGGACACGCCACTAGAGGGCAGCTTCTACAGTATCGGCGAGATCGTCGCAGACACCGGCATGACCAGCATCACCCCACACGAGAGCGCGCCAGGCTACGAGTTCGGACAGATCATCAACGGCCGCAAGCCCGCCCTCAAAGCAACAGAGACGCACGCGCGCGCCTACAGGGAACGCGACAAACACTTCCAATGGCAGCAAGCGGCGCTCGGCTTCCACGGGTACGGCGGCGCAGACAAGACAGGCGGCGAAGGCGAGTATGAGCGCGTCCACATGGACAACGACAGCCTCTACAAGGGATACGCTCGCTCAACAGACAAGTACGCGGGCCGCACCCCCGGACAACCCCACAAAACACCCGGCGTGAAACCACCCGAACACATGCGCAAACCCGGCACCGACAGCGGTGAACTGTTCGCCGTGTGGGAAGGCCGCAAACGCTCACTCCCACCCGACTGGGAGAAAAGCAGCCTACGGGCAGCGCTAGAAGCAGCATCCACACCCCCGCCACCCAGCGGCGAGAGCAACAGTGCGGGCGCAACAACGCCCATTCCAGCGCCGCCGGTACCGCCGCCGCCCGCACCCCCAGCAACAAGCTGACAACACAATACCGGGCACACGGTGAAAGCCCCGCAGGCGACAAGCACGCCCCACACCCCTCGTCAAGGGGTCAAGGCGAGCGCCTGCGGGGCTTACACGCACCCATGCGCCCGATTAGGCGACCGTGTAATAAAAGGCCGTCAGAAGCGCGTACAGCGAATCTATCGACAACGAACGTCGCAAGACGTGCGGGACAGGGCACGCGCACGCCTCACACCGGACGCCGGGTGAACACGCACGCTAAGCGCCACAGTGCGCGAACGTTGCCAGTTAGTTCTCGAACCACGTGAACGGCTCACGCTCCACCACACGACCACGAATAAAGTAGTTATACGGCCGCTTACGGCGCTTGCTCGGATGCGCAGTCTCACAATGCGAGATCATACCACGCACCGGCTCAGGCTCAACCGTGTCCCAAATACGCGACAACTCTCGACGCTCATCATCCGAGAAATCATGGTAACGGTAGTAGGCGTTAAAATCTGGCTTCACGTCAGCGCCCACAACCTCCACCAGCGGATTGTGCCAATCATGCCACTGGCCGTCCCCCTCGTGCTCCTCGTACCTACCGAACACGCTGAGCGCCACGTCGCGCGCACGCTCTTGCAATTCCAACCCCGTCGCAGACGGTTCACGACTCACACGCACATGACGAGGGTCATCCCGCCCACTCGTCCCCGTACTCCCCCAATACGACACGCTCCAAGTATTGAACTGTGGGTTATCATACGTGCCTGGAACCATGATCTTAATTGTCATCTGACTGTTCCTGCCGCCAGACACCCGATACTTGAGTTCGTCGGGCAAAAACCCTTCCGCGACCGCATCTTTGAGAACGTCGCGCATAATACGGTTCCTGATCTTCGCGTCCTGTAGCGCCTCATCAATGGTGACACCATACGTGCGGGCCGCCTTTTCGGCGCTCGCAGTCGCATCAAACCGAGTACCCGCCACCACAGGAGCGAGAGGCTTCCCGCTTTTACCGTACACACTCATGTCCGTGATACCCAGGCTCGCAGGGTTGAGAGCACTCAGTTTACCGTCGTATTCCCCTCGCTCGGCGCGCTCGTTCACCGCCTGCGTGAACCCGCCGACGCGCGAGGCGTTATCCGCCTCCATCATCTGCTCCGCCTCACCCGCTGGGACCGTCACATGCTCGAAATGGCGACACAGACCGCGCCCACGATTCTCAGGCTTCGCCCTACACACCGACAAAGGGCCTTTCGGACCACCAGTACGCCCCAACACAACAGTACCGTTACTCAATGGTACCAACTCCTACAACCAACAACAGATAAGAAACAAACAACACGAACAGCGACGAAATACGATAAGTACTCACCGCCATGCGACAGGCGCACCCCTCACACGTCGCGCCCCCGAGAACACGGGAAGCTACACGAACAGGGCCGGGACACCCCACTCTCACATTGGAGAAATAGAACTGTCCCGGCCTTGTTGCCTTTAAGAAAACGCTAGGCGTTCAGCGGCGGCTCCCCTTACGGTTCACCACCACCGCTGCCAGCCCCACTGCTGCGGCTGCCACCAGCGCACCGACTGCTGCCACCACGACCAGCATGTTACCGCCGGTCGATGGAAGCGCGGATGCGGAATGTACGCCCACACCCTGAGAACCACCGGCTGAACCCACCTGACGACTGCCGGTACCGGCTTCGTCTGTGGTTTGCTTGGCTGCGCGAAAGGGCTGCTCGTGGCCCTCACCTTTCCCTTGGGTGGCTTCCCCAGGCTTGACGTTAGCGTTCGCGTTGTCGCTTGGCGTGGCCGACGTGCCGGGTGTTTCCGGCTGCTTGTTGGCTGGCTGAGACGGCTCAGGGGCGGGAGCGGGCTTGTCTGCGTCGCTGTTACCCGTGTGCTTGTCGGTTGACGGTGCTGGGGTCTCCGGCTGCTTGTCGGCTGGCTTGTTCGCGTCACCCGTTGCAGCGTTGCCGTTCACGCCCGGCGTGTCCGGCTGCGTGGACGCGTTGTTGTCGCCTGTCGTGTTTTCGACGGGGCGCGTCGCTGGCGTGCCATCTCCGGGGTGCCCCGTGTCAACGTCCGTTGCCGCGTTGTTGTCGGCTGGCTTCGCCGACTCGGACGGTGCCGGGGTCGGCACTGGCTCAGCGGTTGGCTCAGCCTGTACAGGAGTTGGCGTCGGCTCAGCGGGTGCCGGTGTCGGCTCAGCGGTCGGTGCAGGCGTTGGTGTCGGCTCTGGTGCCGGGGTTTCCGTCACCGTTGGCGCGTCCGGGCCTTTCTCCCACACACGCACGTAGTCAACGTACATTGTCGAACCAGCGCCATCAGCGCTCTTATAGTCGTCAGCAAACTTGGTCGCATCAACAAACGTCTTGTCAGCCCAGTTATCATGCTTCGCCAAGTAGCTGCCGCCCACCATCTGATTGAGTTTGAGGACTAGGTTGTTGTCTGGGTCCGCAAAGGGATTGCTCGCGCCCTTGATGTCGCTCATCTTCACGCGATGCGTCATCTGCCCATCAAAGTAGAACTCAATGGCATCAGCGGTCTTTAGCAGGCCGTAGGTATGCCACTCGGTCTGCGAGGAGGCCGTGTCGCCGTGCATCGCGCCCTGGTGCTGCTGGGTTTTCTTGGGGTTGCCTGCCCTGGGGGTGTGAATGTTGCTCATCAAGAAGCTCGGGTCATAGCCCTTGCTCTCGAAAATGTCGATTTCACCGTTAGCGGGCCAGCCGCCCTTGGTGCCGGTTCCCCAGAAAGATGACCAGGACGAGCGCGCGCTCGGTAGCTTGATGCGCGCCTCGGCATAGAAGCCAGTGCCCGGCGCTGCATACAGCACAGTGCCGTCTTTTGTCTTTGTCGTAATCATGCCGGAAGTGAACGGCGCATCATAGGTCGTGTTTCCGTCCTTGCACGTGCGCGGAACCTGAGAACCATCCCACTTGGTTTTCATCGGCGAATACCGGGCAGTCAGGTTCAAAACCCCATCTCGCACAGAGACGTTATCCGGGCTGTCTGTGTACTGCGCCTGTGAACGCTGAGCGGGGTCAAAGCACCCGTACTGGTAACCCCATTTAGAGGTATCCAGCGAAGTTCCATCGAACTCGTCTTGGAAACTTACCTTGTTATATCCTTGCGCGCGTACCGCTTCCGGCGTAGACGCAACGCTCGCGTCAGCCGCCCAAGCGTGAGAAGCGCCACCCGCACCAACAATACCGCCCGCAATTGTCGCCGTCGCAGTGAACGCGAACAAGGCACGAGCAAACCTACCACGACGTGCGCCCTTACGGGGCGCACACTTACTATCTGCTACCATATATGACTGGCATCCTTTACCTAGAGGTCAACTTACCACGCTAAAATAACAGACACCACCGCCCCCGTCAAAACCACAGAAAACCCCGCAAAACCGCCAAAAACAAACACCGCTTAACAGGGGCCAAAAACTCGATGAAGCCACTAATAAACAGGGTTATACAACAACCACGGTAGCGCAGAAACGCAACCAACAGACAAACGCGGCCACGCGCGCACTACACCACGCAGCCCCGCGCGCTACACGCAAGCCGAACACCACACCAACGCTCACGATCACTCAGGACACGCACACCAAACACGCAACAGTCGCCACAGAAACGCCACGCCCACCGCGTAACCAGCACGCAACAGGCACCACAACACAGGCGCACAAACGCGCAAAAGTAAGAGCGCCGCCCCACCCCACAAAAAGGGGACAGGGAGGCATCAAACAGCGAAGCACCTAGCGGTCACGACACGCGCAGAAACCCCTCCACACGAGCACGCTCATCGTCCGTCAACGAAATGTCACCCAACAGCCAACGACCAGCCGCCCGATTCTGAGCGCGCAGACCATCCAGATAGTCAGATAGCGAGTCCCCCCAGCCGAGGTCGCCCCACGCGCACGCGTCAAAACCCTGATTCGGGTCCACGACACTGATACCGCCAACCGTCTCATACGACACAGAAAGATTCTCGGCAGGAACCACGCGCAGAGGATGCTGCAAACGCACCATATCCTCATCATAGCAAGCCACGCGGATGCCCACATTGCGGGCGAACGGCGTAAACTCTCCGTCAACCAGCTTACAAGCCGCATCAAGCGCGGGAACGCCCGTCACCTTCGCGGCGGCAGCGCGCACAGCCGTGCTGTTCCACAGTGCAAGAAGCTCATACAGGTCCACGGACGTGCCGTCGGAGAACTCAACCACGCCATAGTCTGCGTAAGTTCCGTTCAGCGTTCCTCCACCCATCAACATGGGGACCAGAACGCGCACCCTATTGCCAGGCAGCATGTTCGCCTGATTGTTCTTACCGCCGTCCGCGTACATGAATGAAAACGAACCCATAAAAGCCTCCAATGTTCACCCACCGCGCACTAAACCGTTGCGGCGTAACGATCTTTCCAACAAGTCAATCATACCACGTCGCGCGGGTACCACGCAACGCAAACACGCAACTACGCCGCACGCGCGCCACCGACAAAACAAAGTGGGGCGAGACACCCCCAAGAAAACCTTGGGAAGCATCTCGCCCCACCACTAGCGCACCGTTTCATCCACAATGGCGTGCGCGCATCACCATGTCACTTACCGCGACGACGCGCAGCAGCCACACCAGCAGCGCCACCACCAGCAAGCAGAGCCACACCACCCGCAACAGCAGCCACGCTCGCGCCCGTCACTGGCAGGGTCGGGGCAGGCTTACTCGCCTGCGGAGCAGGAGGAGTAGCCGGAGGAACAGTGGGCGGAGTCTGAGGCTTCGGCTCAGGCTTCGTCACAGCCTTAGACGGGTCGCCCTTCACGCGCTTACCCTTCGGGTCGTTTCCCTCCGGGTGAGCAGTGTTCTCCACCTTACCGGCTTCCACGTCCTTATCGGTTGCGACCGACGTTGCCGAACAATCCATGCTCTCATCCACAGCAAGCGTGGTCTTGGGGCAGGACAGGTTCTCGACCTTGCCGGTACCCGTGTACGCGTCCTCCACCACGGTCACGTCGGTGAGGTCAACCTTACCGTCGTTCGTGACCTTGAACTTCCAGTGCAACGTGTCGCCAGCCTTGTAGGTCGGCTCATCAACGGTCTTAACGATGCTGATGTGCGGGTCGCCCTTCTCCTCGTTGGGCTTCGGCTTCGGCTTCGGAGCGGTTACCGCCTTAGACGGGTCACCCTTCACCCTCTTGCCACCTGGGTCGTTGCCCTCGGGGTGCGCGGTGTTCTCGATCTTGTCAGCGTCCACGTCCTTCGCGGATGCGACAGATGTCGCCGAGCACATCATGGACTCGCCGATAGCGAGCGTCGTCTTCGGGCACGACACGTCCGTCAGCGGGTTCGTACCCGTGTACTCGTCCTCCACGACCTTCACGTCATTCAAGATGGTTTCACCATCGTTTGTGACCTTGAAGTCCCAGTTAAGGGTGTCACCCTCAGCGTATTCCGGCTCACGAACCGTCTTAACAATGCTGATGTGCGGGTTAGGCTGCTTGATCTCAAACTCGCCCTCCCACTCGCGCGCCTCGCCACTGTTCGCCCACGTGTCGATAATGCGACCGTCACCGTAGGTCGTAGAGTTGCCGCCGTTAAAGTCGCGCGCCTCGGTGCCCTCAGCCTTCTCGTCGGTCACGCCCTTCCAGCCGTGAACGCCATCGGGAGTGTTCGAGTCCACGCCATCAAGTGCCGTGGTAGCGCTTGATGGGCGCGCATCAAAGGTCGGCCTCTTGAGGTTTGAGTCGTCCCAATACACGGTCGTGTCACCAGCTGTTGAACCGTTCATCTGCGTGATCGTGAAGCCACCGAAGCGCTCCACGTCGTTGAGCATGATGTGTACCTGCGACCGGCTCTTGGCGCGCAGCTTCCACTTCACCTTCTCGACGCTATCCCCGGCTTCTACGCGGACCTTCGCAGTGTCAGAGCCGGTGAACTCCTGAGTCTTACCTGCGGCCTCGAACACGTAGGTGACCTCGGGGTCAAGGTTAGTGATTGTCGCGTACCCGTTGCCGGATGTGGGTGTGTCGCCCTCCCACGTGACGTTCGCGTCCGCGATGGTTTTCACCTTTGGGAGGATACTCTCGGGCAAGTCCTTTGACGGCTCCTCGAAGAACATGTTGTACACGGTTGTCGAGGGAGCCTCGTTGTAGCTCTCAGCCAACAGCCAGTTCTGCGCGTTCAAGTTGCCGGACTTTGGCGCGTATGAATCGTAGCCGGACGCCTTATCCACGTACCAGTTATCGTACGACTGGTTGGTCGGCGTGTACACGGTCTTGCCGTCAACTGTTGAAACGCGGTTAACTCCGCTCGACGTGGCGGAAATAACGGACTCAATGCCGTTAATGTTCTTAATATCCACCTTGTAAATGTAGCCGGACGACGACACCGGGTACAGGGTGAGCGAACCAGCGTTGCCGCCGAGCGCACGCTCGCTGAACCCGCCATCATAGCGTTGGGACATTTGCAGGCGCTTCACCCACAAGCGCCCCTCATGGCGCGTGTTACCAGTGTACACGCCCATATTCCACTTCTGGTCACCCTTATCAGGGCCACCAAAGATCCATCCGGACACGTCCGTGGTCGGCTCGTACGCGATCTTCCACACACCATCAGCGGTAGCAGCCGGGTAGTACCCGTCAGCGCCCGCAGATACGGCCTTACCGTCCTGGTCGGTCACGCCGCGAACGCCACTGTTGAGATTGTAGTCAATCCACAACTGCTCCCCAGCCTTCACATACGCGTAAAACTCGTTCGACGCCGCAACAGGAATCTCGTCCGGCTTCTTTTCCGCATACGCGGAACCAATCTCGCCGACATGGTTGCCAGGCTGAATGGCGTTCACGCCAGCAGCCGCGAGCGGCGCACCAACGGCGAAAGCAGCCAACGCAGCGCCAGCCACACGACCGGCACTCATCTTCACACTCTTACTCAAAAGGCGTTCTCCTTCTCCTCTACCCGCCACAAACCGGCGGGAACGACAATCTCTTTCTACCACTAGAATGTGCGCCCGCCACACGCGCACACTATCCGACTAGGCGGACAACACGCGCGCCAGAGCACCCGCATCCAGTAGTAGAACAAACCAACAGGTCAGTTAGTTCACGGAAACCAATATCACAAGTATACAAACAGAGGCGAGCGAACGCAAAACCCCGCCAAAACAAACGCTCACATCTTCTCATCATCCAGCGGGTCCACCCCACTGTTCACAGCACGCGCCAACCCCGCGAGCACACGAGCCGCCTCATGACGCGCACGACGCACAGCCGCACGCGCCTCCACGCCATCCCACGAACCACTAGGAACAGGCTCACGAGTCGGCTCCACGCGGCGACGCGTTCCCGCACGCTCCCACCGAATGTTACGACGCACACGACCAGTCTCCCGGTCCTGCAACGTCCGCCAATCCAACCCAGACACGAAATCAGGGTCAGACAACGCATCATACGCCGCACGCAGCTCACCGCCACGCTCACGCGCCGCACGCAAAGCAGCGTCACCCAACAGGCGAGCAGCCTCACCCACCGTCAACTCCACACCACCGTCATCGGCAGAGCACCCCTCATCAACAGGGCACTCGCCGGAAGCAGCAGGACACTCATCGACCGTAACGTGACACTCGTCGCAACGGTAACCGGAAACACCCTCGTCAACGCAGCACGCGCCCTCGTTTTCGCTTCCCTCACGGTCGCCAGCAGCAGACACGTTCTTCACGCCCACAATCTCAAAAACCGGACGCGCAAACACCTTCTCACACGCGACAACACTACCGCGAGCGCGAGCCAAAGAGAACCCAACAAGACCCTCGCCCTCACCCTTGGTCGTATCCCACATGTTACCGGAACGGTCCACCCACCTGTAACCAACCAGAGTACGCGGCGACACAAGACGCACAGTCACATCAAAACCAGCAGCCTCCAAGCGCGCAACCTCACTGTCACGCTCATCCTCGCCAACCGCAGAAGCGGCCTCGCGAACACTGCCGCCTCCAAGCGCAGCCAACACCTCAGCGGCACTCACACGACGACCATACACGCGCGGACGAGGAACAAACTCCCCCGACTCACGCACCCTCAGCGTCCACTTCCTGTCCTTAAACGTACGAGACACAACAGCCCCCCTCAAATCACGCACCACCGCGCACCCGCACGCACACACGCCCAGACACCCCACGGTGACGCGAACAACATTCACGCCACCGCAATAGCGGCACACCCCTAAAACTTCCAGTTACTTCTAATTTTCTCTAAATTTTAAGCAATTAGAAGAAAGAACACAAAGCGGCGGGCGCGCCAACCCCACAAGGTCAACACGCCCGCCAACACCCCGCTAATCCTCGCGAGGGAAATACGCGCACGATCGCTCCACGCCAAAACCCAGCGCGCGGCGACGGTCAAGCTCCCGACGCGCGTTCTCGCCCACAGGACCATCGCCGCGCGCAACCATCGCGAGCGTATCCTTGGTCACGTTCGGGTGCCGGATAGCCTCGTCCTTCGCAAGATCGTTACCCCACATGGCCGCGAGGTGAAGAACGTCAGCGCCCACATCCGGCTGCATAGCCACATACGACAGCGCGTTATCACGCACACGCCTACTACCATGCACCAGCGCAGCAAAAGCAGACACCGGCAGACCACGCACGCGCCCCACAGCCTCGCGGACCTTCGACATGTCGCTCGCAGCAAACAACACCAGAGTACGCTCTAGGTTCTCAGCGCCCTCGCCTTCCGCGCCTTCCTCCCAAAGAGCGCCAGTAGCCACCGCCGCCGACACCAGCATGTCCTCAATGTCCATCGACGCAACCGCCAGAAGAAGCTCAGGACGGTTATCGCCCTCATCGTCCAGCACGAGTTCACGGTACGGCGACCCCTCGGGAAGAATCTCCCACAGTTCCAAATCCCGGTATCGCTTAGTCGAAACGTCCATCGTAGCAGTTCTCCCTTTTCAACGGCGGCTCATAACAATCGCTATACTAGCACATCTTCCCCGCGTGCGCGAGGCAAAACACCCTACACCACAATTCACCATATAACGACCCCCTCTCACAGAAGCTCGGAAAACATCCCAACGCCACCCGCGAGAGGGGGGAGAAAAACCGCAAGCCATGCGGCTCGCAGATTACGCGTAAACAATCTCCGCGCACTCCGACTCATCATCGGGCAGCACGAGATCGTATGCCTCGTATCCCGCAACCTCGTTCAGACCGTTAACGAACTTGGTCAGCAGGTCACGCAGGCTATCCATCGTAAACGACTCGGACAGCTTATACATGACATACTGGTCGCCACCCGCATCATGACCACCTGTCAGCGTGCCGAAATCGTCCCACACGCGCTTGCGGCTCGTCTTACCGCCCTTGGTCACCGTCTCCGTGTGGTAGAAGCGCGCCTCGCCCGCACTGTTGCATGAGTTTCGGAGCACGACATACGCGTCAACATCCGCCCACGCCGACTCGGCGACACCCTTATCCAGGTATGCCTCCTTGTTGAAGTTGGCGGGCGACGCGCAGCACGAGCACGACCCCTTAAACGTCATTGCGAAGATCGGGAGCTTGCACTCGCACTGAAGCTCCTTCGCAATGCGCAGCGCGTCCTTCCACGTGGGATAGCTCTTCGTGCTCATGATTGTGCTCCTTAGCGTTGTCGTGTTGTGAAAGTTGAGGGCTTTGTGGTCGCCAGGCGCTCTCGCCCCCGGCTACACGAATACTCTACCATGCGGGCGACGCGCGGCGCAACCCAAACGCGCACGCAAGCTGCATACGTCACGCGCGCGCCGGTGGGGAAATTCGTTGGCAAACAACGACAGACGCGACAGGCACGCGTACCCGCGCTCCCGCTCGTTAACGACTATGCGGCAACGAACAGCCGGGATACGATCACTCGCCAACGTCCGTGCGGCGACGTTCCAATTCCACACGAGCAGCCTCCACCACATCAGCATCAACCGTAACGCCTCGACACATGGCAAAAATCTTCTCGTCAGCAACGGAACGCAGAATCTCATCCGTCAGGTCAGCGGCGCGCTCACACACCGCGACACGACAAGCCGCGCTACCGCCATACTTCACGGCGCGACCCAAATCTTCCCCACTCACCGTCTTATTACGAACGAGAGCACACGCCACGTCAGCGTCAGGAGCCACAATAAGAGCGTCAAACACCGCACCGGGCATGTGCCACACTTGAGCCAGGGTGGCCTTCACTTCGACGCTCCCCTTCCTCGCCAACACGAGCATGACGTCGGCCAACTGCTTGATCTCACGCGGACGATTGTAGTCGTGCTCGTAGTCAGGATTAGTCACGTAATAGTACCAATCGGTAGCCAGATAGGCAGCCGTATTACGCATCATCGTCTCCCAATTCATTGACGCGATAATCAGCGCCATATCAGGAGTCAATTCCTCCCCGTCGAGAATCACCGCCTCACGGTAAGGCGCCCCCTCGGGAAGAATCTTCGTCAACTCGTCATCACTGAGCAAGCGCGACAAGTCGGGAACAACGTTCGCGCAGTCCTCAGTCAAAACATCACCCTCAAACAGATCGCAAAGCATCACGGACCCTCTTTCACCATACACCCCACACGGCGCGATTTTTCGCCTGTTGACAGTAACAATTATACCACAAACACGCGCGCAGCCACAATCGCACGCCCCAAACGGTCAACAAGCCCGCCAACACGAGGTGAAAACATCACCGATACTGCACGAGTCGGCGCGCCCTCGCACACAAGCTGCCACGCTCCGCCAACACACGCATCACAGACGCGCCGCCGTGAACCGCCAACGCAACCTGAACGTCATCACTCAACACGCCACGCCCCGCCAATACCCTACACGCGCGTTCTCCACCGTGAACAACGAGCGCCCTCTGAGCGCTCTCGCACAAATCGTCACGACGCAGCAGCGCCATGTGAACGCGCTCACCACCGAAAACCGCCAGCGAATTTTGGTCCCTGTCGCTCAACACGGGGCGAGACGCAGCCTCCACCATCTCGCCCTCACTCATGAAAACAATCGGCTTGTCACTAGGCTCCGCGTGCGCACCGCCATCGTGTGAGCAAGTCCAACCCCGCGCCACGCCGCGATGGGGGTAACTGTTCGGAATTTCCGAATAGTTCGACTCGAAACGCTCCGCCCGCTCACGATCAGCGCCGAAACGAGCTTGCATGACGCGCTCTTGCACCTCCCGCAGAGTCTCACGCAAGTCGCGCGACACACGCTCACGCTGCGCATCCATGTGAGCCTCAGCAGCATCACGAGCAGAGCGCTCCGCCTTCAACCGATACAGGGCCGCATCGTCTCCATCATGCTCACTCACCGAGCGAACATACGCGAGCGACACTTCTGCGCTCTGCGACACGCGCGCATCCGCATCCCCCGCGAGCGCTTCCAACACGGGGAGAGGAGCAGACACGTTACCGGCGAGCGCACGCCGCACCTCCCACGACACATCCCCCGACAGAATACGCGCACACTCATCGGACATGCTCACCAAGTCAGCGATCAGCTTGCGCGCCTCCACGCCACCATCGTGGGCAACACCCTCCATCAGCTCGCCCTTGCCCTCACTGTCGCGCGACAGCACGTTACGCAGCTCATACACGCGCATCTCGCCCGCCCACTCGACAATCCACCCCGCCTGCACACACTCATTCTTCGACAACAGCTCACGCACGCGAGAACCAGGCAGAGCGCCCGCCCACATGCGGCGCACAATCTCACGCGACAAGTCACCGCGACAGGCCACGGCCTCCCGCACCTCTGCCGCCTCGTCAACCGCCAACGCGTCCACCACCTCAGCGGAAAGCTCCGCCAGCGTCGCCGCCACCTTCCGTACGCTCTGCCACGGGTTACGAGCCAACCCAGCAGCCACAGCACCATCCACATGACCGCGCCTAGCAACACGACGCGCACCGTCCGCATCCACGCGCTCACACGCAGTAGCCAACACGCGGGGCGTCACATCGGGGCGCGACAGAACAGGCGACACGTCACCGTTGCATCCTAGCTTACTCTAGGCTGCATGGCCTCGTTACCAAGGCCAGCTCCAAGCCTCACAGCGCTTTTCTGCGCCCGCTTGGTTCGCGCTTCACAGGGGTCAGCGTTAACCAACGGTACGTTGGTACGTCTTACGTCCCCTCCACGCGCATTTAACGTCTCCGGGGCACTCCCGGCGACCCTAATGTTAATTGCCGCGTTCAAGTCACGGTCCATAGACAGACCGCAATCGTCACAGTTGAACGTTCGCTCACTCAGGGGCAGTTTGGCTTTCACAGCCCCACAATTCGAGCATGTTTTACTGGACGGAAACCACCTGTCAACCACACGCAACACGGCACCCGAGCGCGCGGTTTTATATTCGAGCTGGCGGCGAAACTCGCCGAGCGCAGCGTCACTCACGCTACGGGCGAGATGATGGTTTTTCACCATGCCCGCAACGTTCAAGTCCTCAATACACACGACGCTATAGCGCCCGGCAATCATGGACGTGGCCTTATTGATCGCGTCTGCTCGCGCATCCGTTACACGCGCATATAGCCGAGCGACACGCTCCCGCGCTTTCTCTCGACGGGCGCTACCCATAACCTTGCGACTCAATGCTTGCTGAACCTTCCGCAAGGATTTCAGCTTCTTGCCCAGGGCGCGAGGGTTAGGGATAACCGTACCGTCCGACAGCGTGGCAAGATTTTTCACACCGAGGTCAACACCCACAGCACCTAGTTTTAGGGCTGTGGTGGATGCGGCAGGCTCTCGCTCCACGGTTAAGCTCGCATACCAGTGGCCCGCGCGACGCGACACGCTTATGCGGATAAGGCGAGCACCATTCACCAGCTTGTACACATTCTCCATGCAATGCACGCGGCCGATACGCGGGAGCTTCAACCCATAAGGGTCATTAGCCGCTGGCGCAGTGAACCCAGTAGAATACGCAAAACGCATGACACCGTTTTTCGACTTGAACTTAGGGAACCCGACACGACGACCCTTACGCCGTCCTTTACGGGACTTCGCCCAATTAGAAAAGCCGCGAGCCAATCCATGCAAGGCCATATTGTAGGCTTCTTTACTGTTCTGGCTCCACCACACCTCACCCGTGGTCCGGTTGACGGCTAGAACGTCTTTATTTGCGTTCCACCATCGGAGCAGAGCGTAATGAGACAAGTCGGTAAGCTCGCCGTTATCCAGCGCTTCTTTCACGTGGGCGAGACCCGCGTTATAAGCGAAACGAGCAGCCCCGGCGTGACTCGCCATCAGCCGCTCCTGCCTCGGCGTAGGGTCAAGCCTAACCTTCACAGCCTCATAAGAACCCATCTGGCAAAATCACCCCCAAAAACCCTTCCGCTTACTTACCAGTATGGCACTTACCATAACACAATATCAGCAAAGAAACTAACACGACTCAACAACAGGCGCGCGCAACGCAAACGCCGCCAACACTTTATCCCGATCATCGCCCATCAGCCGGTTACGCACAGACGGCCGCAACCCCACACTGTCACAGGCGACCTTCATGGCGGCGCTCTCCCACTCGTCCACAGCCGCCAACAATACGCGATCAGGCATCCGCTCCTCGCGCCTCACAGCAGCGAGAGCCGCATCCTCACTCGCCCTCACCGCAGCCACCACCGTGCCACTATACGAGTGGTCGTCCGCACATTTCACACACCACACGGCAACCGCGCCGCCGTGACGCTTCACAAGCCCCTCTAGCGTGCCAGCGGAAACCGGGTCACCCGCATCCAAACGAGCTTGCAGGGCGCGCACAACCATCTTATCGCCGCGCACAAACTCGCGATAACCCTCACGCTCCCACGGGCGCATACGCTCATAATCCTCCGGGCTGCGACGCAGGTCAATACCCATCACACTAATCTGCCAGTCAGTGAGCAGACGATTCTCTACCAGCGTCTCCGTCACCCACAGGCGATGCCAGCGGATAATCTCAGCCAACGCCTCATCGCCCACACGATCAGCATGTGCGCGCAAAAGAGCCACCACAACACCCTCGTTGCTATCGCCCGCCAACACGTCCACAAACACGCCGGGGAGGTTACGCCGCCCGGCCGCGACACGCCTGAGCGACGGGTCAGAAGCAAACACGTAAGAAGCCGTCTCCACAGGAGAACGATTAAGCTCCGCGCCGGGACGCAGCACGCGATCAACAGCGCACACGTCATCCACGCGCACACCGCCCCACACGCGACGCAACTCATCAACAGCCGTGGCGCTCATACGCTCAACACCTCTCTCAGCGAGTCCCTTACCTGCTTCACGTCCGCGCAATCAACAAAACGTTTTCAATACGCGAACACACCCAACCATACCACACACAGCGCACATAGCGCGCGGCAAACGCACAAACAGGGGCGTCTTGGCTCACCATTAGCGGACTACGCCAAACCGCCCCAACAAAACGCACCCAACGCGGGGGCGCTCACTCGGCGACCGCGCCACCCTTTAACCGAGCAACAGCGTCACGAGCAGCATCCTCAAAGTCGTCAAAACCGGCCTCATCCAGGTAATCGCAACGCGCATCGTCGTACCAATCCCAATTATCAACGCCTCCACGATTTAGTGCGGACAGAATCAGATTCCCCTTAACGAGGCGAGCCAGCTCATCCTCCGACAGGACGAACCCCTCACCATTCCACTGCGCGTTCACGATAGCCATGTGCATTTCCTTTCCGTTTCCCCAGCCCGCCACCTCGGCGGACCAACAGAATCACTATACCATGCGTGCCCGTCATTTACATACAGCGCCACGCCTCGCAGCGCCACAAAAGCACCACCCACCGAGCGCCCTACATGTGGTGGTACAATGTGAACAGTCAAGAGGCAAACAGTCACGCAAGAGAAACACGGGAGGGTGGAAAGTGAAGATCACGGTCACCAAAGCACGCAAGGTCAAAGAGCGGTACGACACCATTGGCGGCGAGGAAGAGCTTTCGGCCATCTTCCACCACGTCACATACAAGCGCCACAAACTCACCTTCCACATCGAAATGAGTGACGGTCGCGCCTACGAGACGACGCACACCGTCAACGGATGCAACAGCTACCATGAAAGCATGTGGCTGGGCGACCCGATCAATGATATTCCACAGTTCACGCGCGACATCGAAAGCGCCACGTTCCCTGACCTGGTGTTCTTTGACGAGTACGGCGAGGAATGCGACGCTGCCGAGCAAGCCAACGACGAGCGCAGTGTCACAGTCTGCCTGATGTACCCAAACGACCGTGCCAAAGCGGAACAGGCGGCAATCGACACCCTCATCGCTGACATCGTTGACGAATACTCCGCATACTACTTCGAGAACGAAGATCGTGGAATCGCCCCCTACATTCAGAAAATGATCGACGGCTACGCGCCGCTCATCTAACGGGTGCGAACAGAAGCAACACCCCGCCACCGGAGCCTTCGCGTGCAAGCCGGTGGCGGGGTTTTCGCCAGGCGTTCACCACACCAAGCCGACATGTGCCCCGCACTACAAAACACCGTTTCCAGCTTGCACGCCAGCGTCTACACGTGTAGACTACATGTTGTCGGCAGGAAACAAACCGCCACCGAAAACCAAACCACCCGCCCGGTGGCAACAAAGAAAACCTCCTCCGGGCAGAGAGAAAGAAGAAACACCATGTCGAACACCATTCGCGCCTTCATGCAGTTCCCCACCAAGATGGCCGACGGCACCACCATTCCTAACGAGGACGGCGGCCCCGCGTTCCTCAACGCCGACATCATTGCCGAAACCACACCCAACGCAGGTCAGCTTGCGGGCGTTAAGGTTGTGGTGAAGCACACCACCGCTGAGCCGACTCGCGGCATTGAGGTCAGCGAGGGCGAGCGCCCCCTCATCCCGGCCGTCACAGCATGGGCGCGACCCGAACTGCGCGAACATGTCCTGGTTCCCGGCCCTGTCAGCCACCGCGAGGGACAGGTCATTGTTCTCAATGGCCTCGCGCGCTTCAAGGGAGACAATAACATGAAGTTCGGTGGCGACATTTCCGACATCGCCATTCCCTCCTTCAACGAGGCTACCGAAATTGTTAACATGACTCCGCACCCTGTCACATTCAAGCGCGAGGGTATGGGCGACCTCGTTGTCAAGTCGTCCGGCTCCGCCCGCGCCGAAGAGGTGTTTTCCTCCGAGCCTGTTGAGTTTGTTGACGGAGTGCCCGTTTACGACCTCGAATACACCGGCCGCGTCGTTGACGAGGAGACGGGCGAAGCCATTGACATGCCCGTCTTTCCTGGCCGCGTCTACGTGGTCTCGATGATTACGGCTCAGGCCCTGCTTGCGGCCGGAATCGAACGGGGCGACGTTGTGTCCCCCAACTTCGTAAAGGCGCTCGGCGGCGCTCCCTCCGTCACTCTCCACGTCTGAGAGAAAAGAAGCACAGCAAGTCCCCGGCAGCTTGCGCTTGCCGGGGACTTGCCCACATATAAAACGTATATCTCGCGCCAGGAGCGCGGGAACTATGGTATGCTGACACCAGCAAGTAGGCCCCATATAGCAAGCGAGGAGACCGCAAATGAACACCAGCCCCACCATCAACGAGAACACGGCGGACGCGCTGTACGACGCGGCCACCGCACAGTACGCGTACCAAACTTTAGAGCGGCTACGCCGCGAATACGACCTCGCGACACCCGGCGAACAAGAGAACATTGACGACCTCATCGAACGTGGCGCACAGATCGTATTCAACAGCGACCTCCCCGAAGCATACGTGACAGTTGACGAGTGGCAGCAGATCAATCCACACAAGTGGGGCATCGACGACTACGCTGACGCCATCCGGGAAATCTTCATCGAGGACAATCACGTTTCCGTGGGAGCTTTCGCGGGAGCCTGCCACTTCAACGGCCCCGTCGCCTACGAAACGTTCTACCCGCTCAATCCCACGGACGAGCAACTAGCGGAAGCACGCGACAAGGCAGAGCGGTACACGGCGAAAGCGGCAGCGCTCCTCGTCAGCGGGAACCGGAGCGTACCAGCATACGCGGAAACACCCGACATGCACATCCTGTTCGGCGACGTGGATAAATCTGCGGCGGCAAACATGCAACAGCTCGCAGCAATCATCGAAGCTGTAATCAAGGGCGTTGACATTGTTACCATTGACATCGAACAAGACCTCAACAATCTACGCGCTACCTACAAGAGCGACGGCACCACGGGCGGCGAGTGACACCATGACAAACGAGGAACAGGATGCGCTGCAACAGCAGGCACTACAGGTCAGCAACGCCGTCATCGAACACGTGAGCGCGCTACACGACATCCGCTACGGATACGAACTCACCATGCCCGTACCGCGAGACGACTGGGGCGACCCCATACTCATCCACAGTCCCATCAGCCTTGCCAACCTCCCAGATGGAACACGCATTTACCTGATAGACGACGAATACCAGGTGTCGCCTGACGGAATGATTTGGCCGCCAAGAGCGGTGGACGACATTACGCCCCCAAGCAGCACGATGACATTTGACGCGTTTTGGGACGAAATGGTCACATGCTACGCATACCACATCGACAACCCAGACATGCTTCCACACATTACGCACATGCCCGACACGAACATGTGATACAATCGAAAATAGAAAACGAACGAACAAGTACGGCGAACAGGGAGACGACGAAACCATGAACGCGACGAACGAGAACGTTACCGACATCCTGTACCGGGCCGCCGCAGCCCGAAACGCATACGCGCTCCTCGTTGCCCTGCGACGAGCCTACAAGAACGCGCCACAGTCACAGTGGCAACGCGAATACCTCCGACTGCGACACCGCGACGGCGCGTACATCATCTACTACACAGAGAACTACTACAACGGACAGCCATTCCTCGGCCTTAACGGCGCTCCCGGCAACCCACTTGACGACGAGTGCGTAAGCGAATGGATGAACGCCGTCACCCGCATCCTCCTCGATGAGACAACGGACAACGACGGCGAAACCGTGCTCGCCAACAAACACGAGATCATGAGCACTCTCGCGTTCCTCAACTTCAATGAGTCCAAAGGAGAGTATCGTATCCCGATCAACCCCAACAACCACATGGTTGGCATATACCGGCGACTAGCCGAGGACTACACGGCGCAGGCCGCGCAGCTCCTCAACAGCGACAACACCCGCTGACAACGATCTTGCGACCTACATGAACTAAACCGAAAGGAAAAGGAACAATACTCATTGAGTATCAAATAGGAATACATAGCGGATATTCATAATCTACGCTTGCGCCCTGTTTGATAGTCGCCACACTGGTCCCCAAAGCGCCACGCGCGCCTTGGTCCGCTAGTACCCCGGTCACCAAGCATGGCGCTTGTACCCCAGCGGGACTCAAAGGGAGTTTCACCCCCTCGGTTCTCCTCGTTCCCCTTTTTGGCGTAGGAACGTTTTTCGTCCTATCCCGCCCTGGATATTTCAACGAAGCCCTAGCTGGCGGCGTTCTGAGTGGCAACTGTGTCTGGAGCTTGCGGTTTTTTGCGCGTGTCGCCCGAGCCTTAACCACACGTGGCACAACCCTAGACGCGATGTTGACAGCCGCATTAACGTCTCTATCCATCACCCCATGCTCGGCACAGACCGATAGTTTGTGCGTGGGGTGAGTAACTTTAGAGCCACATTTATGGCACCGTTGCGACGTGTTGGCCGGGTTCACTGCGACGACCCATCCGCCGTTCTGCGACACGTAATAAGCGAGCCACCGCACAAATGCCCCGCGATTCCACCTACCGTTACGCATCGTGTTACTAATCCAGCTTAAATCTTCCACCGCGACAACGGCGTTCCCCCACAAGTGAGAGAGGTCGGCTATCTCTTGCGCAGCAAGGATGGCAAGTTCTCTCCTCTTACGGGTTGCCGCCTCGCGGTGGAACTTAACCTCGTCCAACACCGCCATACGCGCCTGCCGGTTACGAAGCAACGTCGCGGCCTTCTTTCGCAAGTAGCGGACCTGCCGCTCCGACGCTCTCGCACTGTTCCAGAGTGAATGGACACGCTGGGAGAGTGTCGTCTCATGTACTATTCTCCCCACTTTAACGTCACGAACTACGACAGTGGCGTAATCCGTGATTCCCACGTCCACACCGATAGTATAGTCCCCCGAAAACTGCGCAATCGGGTTGTCGATCACGACGGTGAAAATAAAAACGGGGCGTCCATCATGAACCTTGATAATGGGAAGCGTAACTTTCCCCTCAGTGAACCGCTTGTTATCAAAGTTAAAGACAATCCAATACCATTGACCCTGAATAACCATCCGCAGGATAATCTCACCATCAACAAAAGGGTCATTCTCAATACGGGCATAATTTCGGTCAACGGCACCCAAGTTTACGTAATCTTCACCATAAGAAGGCGTGGCTGCACTAGCAGCACGTTTCCACCCCTGAGAAACGCACTTGGAACTCTCACCGTTCGCTACCTTAACCCTCGCTTGCCATGAGCGGCAAGATGTAACGACATTATATTGGAGCATCTTCTCTTTACGCGACCTGCCGCTCCCAGTATTCAGAAATTCAGGCAACTTGACGCCCGCCTGGCGACCAGCATCAGCAGGCACAGATGTAGCAACAGCCGCCAGTTGCTTCCCCAACGCCACATCGTTACGAACCACGTAGGTCGCATAAGCCGAGATGTCACGCACCTCAGACGCGAGTTCTGCCATAATGGGTGCGCTATCTAGTAGCTCACCATTCAGGTTTAGAACGTGAGATGGGCGCGCGACAAAAGCCTTATATGTCCGATTCTTTGCCAACGCCCCTCCACCAAAAAGAAATACACTCAATACCAGCTATACAACCAATATCAATTAAAACCTCAACCTCCACATAGCCTAAGTCAAACAGACAAACAAAAAGCCCCGGAACCGCCCCATCGCAGGGTCAACGGTTCCGGGGCTTCACTGCACCCACATCAGCGCGGCTCACGCCGACAGTGAGCGCTCGCTTACTGCCAGCGTGGGCCGCGCGCGTTTACTGGCCGCGCAACCCACCATCTAGCAGCTCGTCCACACGCTGCGGCACCAGGGAGCGCGCGTCAACCTCCACGGACGCGGACGCGTTCACCATCATACCGCCCTCACCGGGAACAAACAGGCTCGTGCGCGCACCATCAGCCTCATCGTCCAAGCCGATACCCTCGGCGGGCGTCCACAGGCGCATGTCGCGCACCATTCCATCCTTAGCGACGAACGACGTGACAGCACTCGGCGCGCTCTCACCCGTCGCGTTCGTAAACCACGACGACCCCGAATCAATGGACGACACGCCCACCACCCACGTCTTATCACCCACCAGGTACATTTCCGGCGTGTGATAATGGCCGTGAACAAAAATGTTAGCCATGTGCGCGTAAGCGATACGCCCCGCCTGCATGTTTTTCACATGCTGACGCATCTTCGCCTGCGAGGCTCCACCGCCAACGTGACCGTGCTCAAAAAACAGGACACTCTTATCGTCAGCGCTGGGCTTGACCGTGCAGGCGGCGTCATAGTCGGACGGGCACACAAACGACATGTTACCGTACACGTCTGGCCGCATCTCAGCCATGCGCCTGATCTGACGCTGCACGTGAATACCGTAGTCGTCTGATAGGACGCTTGCCGCCCGGTTCTTGTTGCCGACACCCGTGCGCACCTCACAATGATTGGAGGGGACAGCCACGTAAATAAGGTTGTCACACTTGGAATGGAGGACACGCAAACCCTCCCAGATGAGACTAATCGCAGCCTCTAGCTGGTCAGTGAGGTTCAGGTCATTGGACTGGCGCTGCGACCCGACATTCATGAAGTTTTCAATAATGTCACCTAGGTCAGCGGCAATAATCGTCTTGTAGTGTGGCAGTTCGGCTTCCATTTGCGCGTACACGCTACGCACCCTCTTATACAGGTTCACCGTGCCACCGTGAACGTCCGTCTTACCCGTCTGGAAGTCGGCGAGCGCCACAACCAGCGTCCCATCCGCGTAAGCGCCGCCCGCGCCCGCCACGCCCTCGTGTGTCCGCTTGTAGTTGCCGGCGTACTTGTCCATGTCGGCGCGCAGCGTCTCAAACGCAACACGCTCACCCTGTTCCAGGGCCGCTTGGGACGGGTCAATGTTGATTTTCAGCCACGACCCATCCATCTCAGGGATACGCAGCGACGCGCGGTAGGGGGTCACCGCTTCCGGCGACACACCCAACTTGGATGCGGCCAGCTCGGTAGCCGCGTCGTGCGCCTCTTTCAGCGCGCGCCTAGCCCTGTCAGCCAACACCTCAGAGCTCACAGCGGACGCGCCGACAGCGGTGCCCGCGTTCGAGCCGCCATGCTCACCCGCAAGACCAAGGTCCACGCCCGCGCCCTCGCCAACGCTCTCAGCGTGCGCGGCCACAGCGACACCCGGCGGCACCACCCCATCGCCCGCATCGTCCATAAACCAGGACGAACCCGCATCAACATGCGTCTCACCAACTACCCACGCGGCAGAAGCAGCACCAGGAGCCAACAGGGGAGAAGCAACAGCGGCGGAACCGACAGGCGCAGCAGCCGGAACAGCAGACGTAGAGACGTGGGCGGCAAGCGCGCCTACCATGCCGGGTGCATCGTTAACGCCAGCGGTACGCTCCCACGCGTCAGCAACAACATGCCCCGGCACGCGCGCAGCCGCCTCAAAAAACTCCGGGTACCTGTGCGCCACAGCCTTACGACGGTCACGAACCGACCGCTCACTCACACCAAACGCGCGCCCCAACACCGTGTTCGCCATATGCGCCACGCCACTATCACGAAGCAACGTATCCACAAGAACCGCCGCCTCATAATCGCTACCGCCCGTCACGTCACCAGCGGGAGCCTGCACGCGCTCACGCACCGACCTCTCACTCACACCAAACGCGCCAAGGAACGCCCACACGCGCCCCAACGACCAGGAGCCGCCCACGTTATCGCCCATCATCAACAAAAGTCCTTCCCGCGCCCACACGCACCCCACAAGTAGCCGCCAACACGGCAAAAACGTCAAACACAGGGGCGCACACAAGCACGTCACAAATTACACTCACAAACAATATAGGCAGCACGTCGCGCGAACGTCAAAACCTCACCAAAACACGCGACCAGAACACCCCTCCCTCGCACCCAAAAACACAAGCAGGGTAAAAGCTCGCCATAAACAATGCTCACCCACCCCCGCGTGCCTGCGCCAGCTATTATCACCGTATGAACACTATCGGCATTTCCCTCTATGTTATTAGCATTATCATCTGGTGGGCAGGGTTTAACTACGCCGCCACGCGCACGGAATCGCCAACCAGGCGCAAGCTCCTATCCACAGCGGCGGCGTTCGCGCTCGCATGGCCCGCCGCGTTCATTGCACTAGCGGGCGCTCTCGCTACCAAAGCAGCCGCCAACCTCATGATCACAGTCGGAAACGGCATCAACAGCACGTGGGACGCGGCCGTCAGCGACGAGGGCGACACTATCATCGTCACCAAGCTCGCCCCAATGGGCACCGCCATGCGCGTGCGCCGTGGGAACGCAGAACACGACACCAGCGCGGCGAACAGCGACTACGAGGACAGCGACACCAACGCAGCATCAAGCGAGGAAACCAGTCCGGCGCTCGCGGACAATATGCCTCTCATGCCTCCCCCACCCCCGCCAACCGCAAACGAGGCCGACGGCGACGAGACCGCCCAGAGCGACGCAGGCGACAACGCAGCGGATACGACAGATAACGCCGAAAGCGACAACGTAAGCGACGTGGACGAGACGGTCAACATCCAAAAAGTGTCGCTCGCAGACATCCTCTAACAAAGCAAGAAAGAGAAAAAATGAGCAGCAATACGAATGAAGCCACGGTGAACACAATGACGCGCGGACGTACATCTATCCTCTTCACGCCCGACACCATTAACCGCGAACAGCTCCCCCATCACATTGACCTTTTCATGGCCGGTGGAATCTCGGGATGCTGGAACTGGCAGGACGCCCTCTATCAGGCAGTCTCCTATCACCTCGACAGCCTCCTACCGGTCGGTTGGGAGCTAGACAATAAGCCGTTCACTATCGCAAGCCCCAGGCGCGCGCACGGCCTAGAAAAGACAGGCGAAGCCGCCGCCGAGCAGATCAAGTGGGAGTACGCGGCCATGAGCCGCACGTCCCTTACCTCGTTCTACTTCGCGAGGGAAACGGTGCAGCCGATCACTCTCCTGGAACTCGGCAAGCACCTTTCCCAGCCGTGGGGAAACTGTATTGTCGCCTGCGAACTTGGATACGAGCGCGCGTTCGACGTGTACACCCAAACCAACCTCTCCCTGGAAGATACAGCGCTCAACCCAGGAGTTGAGGAGCGCGCATACGGGTGGCCGAACACCGGCTCTTTCATCGGTAAAGACGCCAGCCCGCGCGGCTTCCGAGGTAGCTACACCATTTTCTTTGACGAACACAAGCTACAGGAAGATCAGGATTTCCTCAACAAGGCATGGGAATACGCGCTCACCATCGCATACGAGATGATCGCCAAGCGGAAAGGCAAGACAGTCGCCAACCTCACGCGCAGCGGCCGCGACCAGATACACCTCGCACAAAACCAGCTTGACACACTCGGACTCCTGTAACGAGTAAGCGGTACTCAATACGCGCCGCCGCACCCACAGCAAACTACCGGGTACGGCGGCGCACCCGCACACAACGCAAACAAGCGCGACAACCAACGCGCAAGAACAACAGCGCGACAGCGAAAGGAAAAGACAACGTGAACAACACCGACACTACACAATCCACTAACCCGCTTGACGGTATCACAGCCGCCCTCGAAAAAGCGCTCCAACAAGCGCGCGAACAAGCGGACGCTATCATCGCCGACGCGCGTGAGGAAGCCGAACGCATCATCAACGACGCGCGCGAACAAGCAGAGCGCATCACAGCGGACGCGCAAGCAGACGCTCGCGCCAAGGGCGACATGGAACGCGCAAGCCTCGCCATCCAAGAACACGCCGCCGCACTCCACACCATCGCCCTCGGACTCACCGGACACGAAAACGCACGCGGCGGCGACAACACAGGCAACGCAAGCGGCAGCGCGGACGACGATAGCGCTGGCAGCAGCGCCACAGACACCGGCACCAATACGGACGCCGACGAAACGGTCAACGCCGATGACATCAGCACAAGCGCTAACAACGCGAACACCCACAGCGCGGACGCAATACCACCAGCACCCACGGCCACAGACCCCGACAACGCCACAACCAACGCCATCCGCGCAAACGCTCCAACGACACGCCGCGCAAACGGCACCACACGCAAACTCGCACCCTGGGAAACACCAGAACCGGAAACAACCGCAGACAACAACGACGCGACGCGACCAGAACCAACACCCACACCACGCGCAGACAACAACACCAGCAACACCACGAGCGCAGACAGCAAGCAAGAAGCGACAGCCCCACAATGGGACGCGCCCCTCATCATCGACGCGCCATTGCAGTTCTAAGCGTCACACAGCAAATGCGCAAGAAACCCCGGACTGATAATTGCTTGTCAATCCGGGGTTTTCCACATGCAGCCAACGGCCACACCCGCACAACAAAACGCATCCACACATGTAGACGCAAAGCTCGGGAACGTGATACACTAACACCAGACAACACAACGCCCCAATAAAGGAGAAACACCATGACCCGCAGCTCCACCGAGATTTGGAACGAAATCAAGAACTCGCCCCTGAACACCGGCGTCACAACAGGCGAGGTCCGTCTCAACTATTGGGATGGACGAGACGTTTTCGAGGGCGAGTACGTTTCCGCCGATTACGTCACCGTTGACGCAGCAGACATCAGCGAAACACAGATTCACTTTAAGGAAAACGGACACTACGGCAGCAGCCACCTCATCCTTGGAGGCAAATACCTCCTCGACACCGAGAAAGCATACGCCAACTCCGGCAGCGTCGGATACGGACAACTACACGACACAGACACAATTCTTGACACGAGCGGCTACGTCACCACCAACACCGGACGAACGTTCATAACATGGGACGCGGACCTCCACATGAGTACGCTTGCCATCTGTGGCGGCATCATCGCCTTCACAGACGAAGCGCTGTTCCAAGCGTGGCGAGCAAACCTTAGCGACGAATACAAACGCATCGTAGACGATGCTGAACGCACCGTCGGCGAATACCTCGGCGAGGAAATGACAATCCTCACCTTCCCCGACAACCGGACATACCCGCGCGGCGAGGACGACGAGGGTAGTGAGCGCCCCTCCGGCATCCTCGCACGCATCCGCGCATGGTGGACACGCGCGTAACACACAAACCACATCCGATAACGCAACCAACAGTCGGCGGCCACAGGGAACACGAGAAACACACGTGGCCGCCGACAAACGCTCGGTAACAACAATAAAACGTAAGGAAAACAACACATGAACACCCTCACGCGCCACCTCACCGCCCTGGTCGCAACCCTCGCGCTCGCAGCCACAGCAGCCGGATGCGCCAACACGCCAACCGCCACACCCACCGCCGACACGGCCGACTCCCAAGCCACACTTGACGCGATCAACAACGCCAGCGAGATCACGGCAACCAAGAGCCTCCTCTCATGGGGCGACGAATGGGTGATCGAAGCCGACGGAAACAAGGTCGGCACCGTCACCGGACAAGCCATCTACACTATCGGCGACGTGTATTCCCTCACCACCATGAACAGAAACCTTGTCGCGTCAGAAACCGAAGAGCTGAGCGCTATCACGCATACCGCCACTCTCTACGATTGGAATAACAATCCGACAGGTACTCTCGAAGAACGCGTCCTCGCCCTCATGCCCACTGTGGACATTCACCACCCAGACGCGTACGGAAGCGACAACATCACGGGGGCCGCGACAACCGTTTTCGCTTCCCTCACACACCAGACCACCATCGCCGACAACACCGGAGCCGCAGCGTGGGACACCGAGCGCGCCATGTTCACCCTACGAACGACCTTGACACTCCCATAGCTTCCGCTACGAGATTCCTGCGAACTAGGCTTGCTTAAACACAGGCATTAAACCAGAGTCCAGCGGCTTCCTATATTGAGCAGGCTATCCCCGATTGTCGGTCGGTTCTTGCTTTACGATTACTCTCCTACCTGGCTGAGTCTCAGCGCCTCACCCAAAATGTTCAACGCAGCATTCACGTCCCGATCATGAGACGCACCACAACACTCGCACACCCACTCGCGCTCCGACAGCCTCAGCCCATCATATTTGTGACCGCAGTCGTGGCAGAGGCGTGAACTCGGGTAGAACCTGTCCACCTGGACGAATGTGCGCCCGTACCACTGCGCCTTATAGGCGAGCTTTCCCGCGAAACCACTCCACCCGTTTCGGAGGACACTGCGGTTCATTGCGCGCTTAGCCAATTGGCCGTTACGCATGGGTTTGCCGTTCGCGTCCAGCTTCTTCTTCGCCCGCCGCGTCATATTCTGCACCGCCAGTGTCTCCATGCCGATGAATTGGTTATCTTCTATCAGCCTATGAGACAGTTCGTGCTGGAAGTTCTCACGGTAGTGGCGGACCTTCGCGTGCGCCTTGGCTACGGTAGCCTTCTGCTTACGGTAGTTGCTCGAACCCTTCGCCCTGCGAGACAGCTTACGCTGCTCCCACCTAACCCGCTCCTCTAATTGACGCAGCCGATCAGGGTAGTTAATCTTCTCGCCCGTGGACAGAGTGAGAAAGTCCTTGACACCCACGTCAATGCCAACTTGTCCATCCACCGGAGGCTTGGGCTGAACATCCACATCGAACAGGAGAACCAGATAGTACACGCCGTTCTCGCGCTTCACCGTCCAACTAGACAACGATTCCAGAGGGTAGCGGATTCTGTCTCTCCTACGTATGCGAACCGAACCCAGCTTCTTGGACAGTGGATACCGATTACCGTCCATGTGTCGCATCGGCTTACCGTTGCGAAACGACTGAATATTATCATTCTTGGACGCGAAACGGGGACGGTTCTTCTCGTATTATGCTTGACGGAAGTACGCGGACTGCGCCTTACGGAAGTCCATAATCGCATTACTCAACGCGTTCGACGGAATAGGGCTATCCCGAAGCCACTCATTCTCGTTCTTCATATCAGTCACGCTCGGATACGCGGGACGAGGATTAGTGTCCTTGTCATACGAGTTGAACGCCTCAACCTGCTGGTTATACGCGAAACGCCTAGCGCCAAAACACTGTTCCAACAGTGCAGCCTGCGTCTTGGATGGCGTAAACGGGATACGCTGCGCCACCTTACGGACTGCCACCACAACTCACCCCTATCAATCACCAATCGTTGATGCACTTTATCCGAAACCTACCCTTTAATAGCGCCGATACTTTCCACGCAGTAGATTGAAGCCCACGCCTGCGTCAGCGAACAACGAGGGAACGTGGTACAATACAACCAGCAAACGCGAATACGCTCTCCCACGCAGGAAAGGACCCCGCAAATAATGCTCACCATCGACGAAGCCCTCGAAAACATCGCCCACGCAACCTACCGTCGCTGGATTGAGCACGACACGCCCGGCGGGAACTGGTCGCGCCGACGCTTCCAAGAAACCGAGAACGTCATCAACCGCGACCAGATACGCTACCTCATTGGCAAGAAGCATCCGAGCGAAAAGCGCCGACACATCGGCGGTACGCCCCTCCCCGTGCGAATTGTTGTCGAACATGGCGAACACACGCGCCACGTGTCCACACTCGAATACCACAGCGAGTGACATACGCGCCTAACGAGAACAACCAAGCCCCTCCGGAAACACGCTCCACAAGAGCGCCCGGCGGGGCTTCACTACACCCGCAGATACCGCACTCACACACAAAACGGTGGCAAACCACGTCAAAATATGCTACGGTTGTAACCGAGGCAAGAAACAAACACCACCAAGGAGAACAGCAATGGGCGCATGGGACGACTTCAAGGCTTCCGACCTCTACAAGGGCGACATCGAGATCACCGACACCCTCACCAACTACGACAGCGTTTGCACGTGGAGCGGCGACAAGGCGACCGCCTCATTCCCGCTGGCAGACCCCAATGACATCGCCGACGCCCCCATCATTTTCAACCCCGGAGACTACCGCAGCGCTGAGCGCCTGTACCTCCTCGGCGGCAAGTACGAGGTAAATGGCGCGGGGTTCATTGACTACCCCTGGCAGGTCCAGTACGGCGACCTCGACAACCCGGACGCCGTTCGCACGCACGGGTACGTGACGTTCCCCAACCGTGTCATCTACCACATTAACTACTGTGGTGAAAGCTACCCGTTCCGCGACTGCATCGAATACGGATATGGCGGCACCATCGAGTGCCGCGACGAGGATACCCTGGAAACGTGGCTGAATAACCTGCCCGACGACCTACGTGAAGCAGTCAACGCCGCCACGCACTCCACACGCATTGACGACGACGGGAACACCGTCACCGTCCTGACGCTCCCCAATAAGAACAACAAGGGTGAGAAGAAGCCCGGCAACCCGCTACGTAAGCTCATCCGCAAGGCGCGCACCCAGCTCGCACTCCGCCGATAACCAAGAAGGGCACACAAACGCCCCGCCAGGCACACGCTCCACAAGAGCGCCCGGCGGGGATTCACCATACAAGCGCACACGCTCCCACAGCGGCAAGACAGGGATTCGAACCCTGGGCACCCAGTCGGATGCTACGGCTTTCGAGACCGCTCGCTTCGTCCACTCGCGCACCTTGCCAACACCACGACAATATCACTCGTCCCACGCAAACCGCCACCAACATGGTATAATCACAGGGACACAACACATAACGGACGAAAGCGCTCAACCATGCACAGTAAAACAAGCCTCATCATCGCCGCCACGTTTGCCGCGCTGGCCGTACTCCTGATCGCAGCATTTGGCATATCCGTACAAACGGACCCCCTATCCGCCACGACAACAGCAACAGCAACCGGCAACAGGGACGACAGTGAAGAAGCCGCGAACACCCTCACGTCCGCGCAAACAATCACCCTCACCGCGCACAACATACGCGGGCAATGGTCGTGGACCATTGAAACAGGCGGACAGACAGTCGCAACCGTCACTGGCGAGCGCCGAGCTGGCGGTGTCCAGTACACAATGTCAACCACAAGCGGAAACACCATCAGCTCCACAACCGGGACAGCCAGCACAGCCACCAGCGCCCACATATACAACTGGGACAACCAGGAAACCGGCACGATCACAAGCGAACTAACGCCCGCCACAACCTTTCACACACACGCGAACAGATACACCGGCACCGACCCCACCGACGGTACGATCACCGTCACATCCTGGTTTCCCACGAAAGCCGTTATCAGCAACGCAAGCCTCGAACAAAAGTGCGTTCTATCGCAAGAATACAAGAACACGCCAGCATGGGAAAGCGTCTACACCCTCACCTGCGACACCAACATCGGCGCGCCCCCGGACGGAGTAACCGCCGTATGGCTATCCATCTACACGATCAACGCCACCCGGTGAAAATGCCTGTTAATAAACTCGTCCCCGCCACACGCAAACACCGTGGCGGGGACGAGCGGCACGGGCGACTAACGCCCCATGCACAAGATCAGTCACTTGTAGCGCATCACCACTGGGAACTCACCGTCAGCCACCAGAAGCTCCTGTAGATCATCGTCGGTGAAGCGGTCGCCATCGTTGCTCGTCCACATGTAGCAATCGGAGCTGTTGTCGTAGTGGCGGAACAGGACGCCAATCCCACACGTGAGCAGCGAACCGGAGGTGATCTGACTCAGTTTTGTGTCAACGACGCGACCCTCGGGGAACATCGTTACGCGAATCGTAGCAGCAGCCATTTTCTTCTCCTTCAATGTTCAGACTCAGTGGCGGAACCCCGCCCAACAGACTCAACGATACCACATGGAGACACGCTTCGCGCGACATGCGACGAGTGTCACCGGCTGACGTAACGGGCACTACACGGCATACGCTCTCACGCGAAAACACTTCAACGCGAGAGTAACTACGCCACAGCCGCTAACACCAGCAAGAAACACACTGTACGGCCCGCTGACGGCCTCGCAAGCGCAAAACGTGTACTCGGATGGTCGGGCGTGTGAAAGGCCGCGAGAAGCGCCTACAGCGAACCTGCCGCATCCTCAGCATCCGACACGCCCGTATCCGCCGTATCGTCAGCGACCGCCGCACCCTCGACCGACTCGGCGGACTCGCCCACCGCGTCTACGCGTTCCACGCCCGCACGCTCAGCCGCCGCCACGCTCACGCCCCGCATCTCCAACTCGCGCCGCAACACACTCAACATCTCGCCCACGTCAACCGCCTGACGCGACCCAACGCCATAACGTGCCTCAACATCAGACAGGCGCTCATCAAACGACACCGGAACACCATCCGGCCCACACATCATGTCAGCCGTATTCACAATCAACAACAAGTCACTCATCGCCAACACATCCGGGTCACCGTGAGACCGCACGGCGTCAGCGAACGACGCCCCCGCATCGCTCAGAATCGCCCCACCCGCCTCAGCGTGATCGAGCTGCGTCGGCGCAAACGCATACCCCGCATCATGACACCAACCCGCCATATACGCCACACGCGCCGCCCCCTCGCCATAACCGAACACGTCACGCGCCAACCAGTAACACTTGTACGCAACAGACCGCGAATGAAACAAACGCGCATCAGATACACCAACAAACCCATCAACAAAACGAACACGAACAGACAAAATAGAACACTCCACAAAAGGATAGAACCAACATAAACAGAAAACAAGGCGCGACGTGACAGCCAAACACGCCGCCACAACACCAATAGATAAGCAAACACGCGGACAACAACACACGCACACCACTAGCCCACGCGACGCGGAATTAACACACGGCACAGCAGCGCAAACACCACACAAAAGAAAGTGGCGGGGCACCCCTCGCACAGGAGAGACACCCCGCCACACACTCAACTAACCGCCGCCCCGCGTCAGCAACGACGACTCGACACTATCACACGCCGCCGCGACCACCGGACTCAGACAGCCTGACAGCAACAGAAGAACCCGCCTTGCGGATAGTCGCCTTCGGCGTCTCCCACCCCCATGAGCCGCCCGACTTCTCCACACTCACCGACGCGCCCTCCATCACACGATAATGGAACTTACTATCGCCGTCGTCGCAACTGACAGCGGCAGGACCAGGACGCGAACCGCCATTACTGTTCACCTCATCGTCGCCGACAACAAAGCAGCGCCCAGACAACGTGTACGCCTCAGCACCATCCGCACCCCGGATAGTCAGCGTGTTCACGTTCTCACTCCACGTGAGCGCCCCCTCAGCGGTAGCGATCAGCGGATTAGGAATGAGGAAATAGTGAATCAGGAGCACCATGATTACGAACGCTACCGCCCTGGCCGTCCACCTGTTCAATTCTTCACGCTCCGATAGCGGCTCGCCCGAACGCCCACCCTCGTCGGAAAACGCGTGCATGGGGACGACAACCGGAAAAACCATCATCTAACTAACCCTCCCATAAGGACACAACAGGCGGAAGCCTCCCCACTCACACCAGTTTACCATCACTCAGAGGAAAACGCTCGTTCAACGCGCGCTCGCACTCCACCGCCTCGTCCAAACCCCAACACGAACCACCGTACTCGCGCACCCGTGCAGCCGCCTCATCAGCGCCAATCTCACCACAGCCGCCAGTAAACCGCAGCACGTAAGCGAATCCGCCGTCCTCACGCCAATCCAAATGACGCAGCATCGGGCGCTCACCCACAGAAAAGCCACGCACGACACTCATCGGGAACTCGAAGCACACCGTAGGATGCGCGCCATCACCATCAGGCGCGCCCAGCATGAAAATCGTCAACACGCCGCGCCCTACAGTGACACCACTCACAACACCCTCGACGCTGAGTGCATCCACATCCCACAGCATATCCTCGTCCATGACGGTGACAACCACGCGCTGACGACGCTTCCGCGCCTCACCAAACGCGTCAAAACCGCGCGACAAACGCCATGCGGGCACCACGCGACGCGCCACAAACAACACTGCCGCTGCGACAACCACGACAGCTATGACAACAGCCAGCCACCACGACATCATCAACACACCCTCCGCCTATACGACATAAGAAAAATGCGCGCCGCCCGCACGGCAACGACCACCACCACGCGGACGACACGCCACAAGTCCAACAACCCCTATCAGGCGAACGACCGAGCCTCAAACGTCGCCACCTGGTCCACAGCGAAATCGCGCGCAGACTCATAGTTACGACCCAACACGCGACGGTACGCGCGGTCCATGCCGGACTCCGACTCGTCCACGTCGGCAGAATCGTACACGTCCATGAACGCCTGCCCCTGAACAAGAGAGATCAGCTTCCCACGGGAGATGGTAAACGTACCATCCCCGTTATCAATAACGCCGTTCAGGGACTCGTGCATCGTCATCTTGTTCATTATCCGTCTCTCTTTCTTGAATCTTGCGGGTGGCCCCGTACCTCGCGGACCCTTCCAACAAAACAAGCGTACCACGCCAAACTACCACGCGCCACACAAACACGCGCAAACGTCACACGACACAAGGGACCAATACAAAGATGGGCTGCACACCCCGCGAGAAACACCCGCCGCCACAGCCGCGCTTCACCTACTCACCGCCGTCAACGCCCTCAACTTCCACGTCCACGTTTTCAACCTCCACGCCGCCCAGGCGATCAAGCACACCCTTCCACCTCGCCAGCTCGCGCTCCATGACCTCACGCGACACCGGACGCCACACCGACACATCCCCGCCGCCCGTAACAGGAACTCCGCCGCCACGCGCAGCCGTCTCACAGTCGCTTTCCACGCGCGACGACCCGCCCCGCTCACCACCGGCGCTCATCATCAACACACTCACTCTCTCAGACCAACACCGGGTACACAACCGGCAGGCGACCACTCACACCCGGCACCAACCTATCCACCGACGGCTCATCAACCTCAAACACGTCACCGTAGTGGTTGGTCACGCGCCACATCTCCTCATAAGCGACACCATCCACATACGCGAACATAATGCCGCCCTCACTGTCATCCTCCACGAAAATAACCGTTCCCGGCCGCAACTCGCACACATGGAACTCACACTCCTCGCCAGTGTATCCGTTCACGCACACGAACGACGGCTCCCCCTCATACTTGTCAACAATCGCATCCACCTCGCCAGGGCGGCGAACAACAACACGCGGACTATTACGCACCTTCTCGCACACATACTCATCCGACCGCATCACCCCACGCTCCCTAACATCCAGCCACCCACCCTCACTCTCTAGCATCCCGAGCACACGGACGAAACGAGTATCCAACCCGCCCTTATCTCTCACATCAACAATCGTGCCAATAGGAAGCGCGAGCGCCAAAAACTGCTCCTCCCCGCCCGTGCGAGCGTCATGCGCGTAAAAGCTGTTACCGCTCCCACCCTTTGCGTTCGCGTAAGACCACTGCAAGCCCACGATCTCCTCACGCAAAGCATCGACCTCGCTCACACCATCCGGCAACACACCAAACATGACATTCATTCCTTCCAGTTTACGCGCCGACACGCGAATCAGGCGCGCAGCCAACGACAATCACTTCATTGAACGCCACTACCATACCACGAAACTACACCATCTCACCGTGCAGTCGCGCCACGCACTCGGACAACACAGCGTCATCACCCTTCACATGCGCGACAGGAATAAGCGCCGTATCGAACCGGCGCGCCACATACGGGTAACGCTCACGCACCTGCGATAGCGTCATGCCACCGGCCTCCACGTTCTCGCCGCCCCACGCCTCCCCGTGAAACGCGAACCCGGCGGGCAGGCGCAGGCGATCTTCCGCGAAAGCAACGACCGCCTCCACACGCTGCCACCCGTCCAACACGCGCAGCCTACTCTTGCCCTGCGAGTCACGGCACGACTGCACCACCAGTGGCGTCAGAGGAAACCCGTTGATAAGGGAATCGACGTACAGCGCCGACGCATCCTCACTCCACGGCGCGGACCTATGCAACACCGGGCGAGACGCGTCACCCAAATCGTCGCGCAAACGCCACACGTCATAAGCCTTCCACACCTGACTGAAAACACTCACACCCATTAGACAACAATCCTGTCACATAGACTCAACGTAAAAGTCGAACGCGCTCACAGCGGCTCACCCCACGAGTCCACTTCACGCACCACACGCAACCGGGGTGCCTTGCACACGTCGTCAGCAACCGACACAAGCTCAGAAACGGGGCACGTCACCTCAAAGAAACGCACGCCCCGGCTCTCGTCCAACTGCGAGCGAACCAGCGCCATGCCAGGGGACGGCGACACGTGTAGGCCGCCACCGAAAAAGCGGTCATCCTTCCAGCTCTCGGAATCGTCCACCACCTCGCCAACGCGGTACACGCCGCCACGGTGGGACACTCCCTCGCTGTCGGTTGCCTTAAACAAGTGCGCCATGCCATCGTCGTCCACGTGGACGAGTGCGGCGCGGCACCACTGCTCACTCGTCATCTCGTCCGCGTCACGCTTCACAACAACGCGGCCACCCTTCACCTTCCCACGGAACGGGCCGAAACGCGTCTCCTTGTACACGGTCACGTGGCTTCCCGCCCACACAGTCGCGTTCTCGCAAACATACACGACGCACATGCCGGACGCCCACACGCGCGCATCATCACCCGCGTGAACGACCACGCGATCACACGCCCACACGCGCACGTTCTCCTGCGCCGACACGATACATACGCCAGAAGCGCGAACGCGCGCGTTATCACAGGCGCGCACATCCACGCCGATAGTGACAACGCTACTCTCACCGGCCACAATGACCGATAGCCCATTATCGCTGTAGAGGAGGCGAATCGTCTCAGTTGCGGGCGCGTCAATCCTCGCGAAACGCGCGCCAGCGGGCTTGCGACGCATCAGCGCGTCCCACTCCTCCTGCGACCGCACCGTCACCTGCCCCCACTCAGTCATCTCGAACATGAGAGAGCCACCTCCATTACTTTTTCGTATCGGTCTTTTCTTGCCTACCCCCTATCATACCACAAGAAAGGTGCGCCGTGCTCGCTAAAAACGCGCGAAACGCAAAACCGGGGCACAACATGTGATACAATCGCACACGAAACAACCGACAGCGCGAACGCCAGGACACGCGACGCTACACGTGATACCATAAGCGAGAAACAGAGACGCGCGAGCGCACGCCAGTACAGCAACGCCAACACGTGATAGAATAAAACCATGACGAACGAAACCCTCCTCGACATCGAGCAAGCTGAACTCATCTACTCGATGGAAGAGACCACCGCCACCATCTACGGCTCGCAGCGAGACATCAACCGCGTCAGCGACGCCGCATACAAGGCCGCAGACGCATACGAGCGAGCATATCAGGAGAGCGGCGCTTACGAGGACAAGAAACAGTCCCTCCACTGGCGCGTCGCCGCCGAAAAATGGCACTACAAAGACAACAGTGACGATAGTCACCGCCGCACCTACTACGAGCGCGTGAGAGAATACAACCACTTCGTTCGCAAAAACGGCGAACTCGGCATCATCATCGCCGAACCAATCGAACACATCCTCTGCGCGTTCACCGTATTCTGGGCCATCGCAACCCTCATCGTCAACGCCATTCCGGCCGCATAAAACACAGACGCAAACAGGCACAACATACGAAAACAAGCAAGCAACACGAGAACAAACAAGAAAAGAGAAAGAAAACCGCATGGCAGCACGACCATTCCGCACGTTCACCGCCACCACAACCAGCGGGCGAACCTACACGCAGGACATTGATGAACTCCCCGAGGGCACCGTCATCTACGTCCACCCCGAGGAGGGAACACCCTACGAGTATCGCCTCCAACGCGACATCAACAATCGCCTCGCGTGGTTCGCATACCGAGATGGGAAAACCGTTAACCCCAACTTCGGGTCCGACGGCGCAACCATCGTCCGCTACGCGCTACAGCGCCCCAAGCGGGCAACCGTCACAACCCCCACCGGCATCAACGGTGGCACAGTCAACAACAACATGGGCAAGAAAGAAGAAAACACCATGAACAACAAGAACAACGGCGCAGGCGCGGCACCCTCCATCGCCGACGAACTCCTCGCCGCCCTCGCACGCAAGGAAACGCACCACGCGCTCGCAGACTACGCCGCCAAGACAGCGGCACGCGCCACCAAGAAGGCGCGTGCAATCCACCACAACATCCGCACAGCCACCCCCACAGCGGACGCGCCCCGCAGCGCAGCCACCACCGGCACGGAAGAACACCCCGCAGCGCGACGAAACGCAGGCGCGCCCGACAGCCAGGCCGCCAACCAGGGACGCAACCGCGACAACCAGAGCGGAAACAACGGCACGCCCACCACCGCGCGCGTCTACAACGCCACCAGCGGCGAATGGGAAAACACCGACATCCACAAGCTCCCCGCCGGAACCGTCCTCCACAGCAGCATCAGCAACTACTACCGCACCAGCGACCACCTCCACACCCACCGACGACACCCCTACCAGCAACAGCAACACTGAGGATGCACCCGCCGCCAACAGTGTCGAGCGCACACCCACCGCCTCCGCACGCGCATGGCACTACAGCGCCATGTCAGCCGCCGCGTGTGCGCTATCAGCCCTCCTCGGTTACATCGCCACTGAGGCAATATTCAAGCGTATCCGTGGTCGCAACTAAGCGCACATGTGGCGCGGAAACGTGGTGCGCTAGAGCTACCAACAAGGAATACCACCAAGGAAACCGTGTGGATGCGCAAGCTCGTCACCGACACGGAAGGCAAGCCAGTGCCCGGTATGACGCGCACAGACGTTCCCCTCAAACAGTGCCGAGTCCTCTACGACGCAACCCTGTGCATCCGCAAAGGCGTGTACACGGACCTGTACAACGACATCTACCAGCCCGGCCAGCAGAAGAAAACCACACAAGCCCCGCTAGAAACAGCCACCATCTAGCGGAGCTTACTTGTACCCACAGAGCACAACACTAACGCCACGACCATTCGCCTCTACACGTGTAGACATGAACGGCACATCCATGATATACTACAGCCATACCAACAGCGCCACGTCAGAAGCACGCATCGACGCGCTCGTGCGCATCATGGCGCACAACCAAGCACTACTCAACGAACACCGCTAATAGGAGAAGCTAATGAACATGCTAGAAATTGATGAGATCGACGACCTGCTTAAGGAGTACGAACTCCAGGAGCGCGAAGTCTACATCAATAGAACAAATCAAACCCTCAGCCAACTCGAAGGTATTGCAAACCGTTTAGCGCACGCATACGAAAGTGAATACCGCGCCAACCCCACATACGAAAACGAAGAACGTATGCGATACTGGCGATACATGGGAGCAAAGCACTGGTATACTAGAAGTGGTGGATTGTACTACACACCAACCCGCGAGTACGAACAACGCAAAGAGGAATACGAAGAACTCGTTAGCCAACATAAAAAAGTCGAGGAATACGAAGAACTCGTTAGCCAACATAAAAAAGTCAGCGAACGCGTCGATGAAAAACGCCACGAAAATCCTAGTGCCTATGGCAACAAGAATATCCCTACGTTCATTGGTCTCCTTGGCCTAACGGTTGGCATCAATGTATTGGTACACCTTCTCTTCGCACTAGCCTCATAACCTTAGTATGTTAACAAAGAGTGAACGCTACCGACCGCCAATAACGACCAGAGCGGCCAGTAGAAGAAAAGCGCACAAGCTCCGCTAGAAACAATCACCCTCTAGCGGGGCCGTGTCATACCCATACCCATACCCATACCCACAGAGCACCCCAACACAGCGCGTCCACACATGTAGACACGATGGGCGTGAGCGTGATACACTAGAGACACCAACAACAAACACCACCGGAGAAAAGAAAACACCACCATGCAGACCACCATTCTTTTCAACACACCCATGATGATCGACAGCATCTATCAGAGCGCGAGCGTCTTTGAGTTCCAGGAGCGCTACAACAGCTCCAATAAGATGCTCGTTCGCATCGACGTGGAACCCTACGCGCCCCGCATCACGGCGGCCACCAACGACACCGAATACATGGCCGTCACCATCAGCGACGACGGCACCGTGTGGGCAACAACCACCACAGGTACGCGTGTGCCCCTCACCAAAACACCCTACAGTGCGCCCGAGAGCGCCACGCTCACGCAAGTGGGAGAAATGTGGGTCGGCTCCCACTACCACTTCTACGCCGACGAGGACACCGTTTTCGTTGACGAAGAAACCGGCGAGCAGGTTGACATCAACAGCGACACCATTGAGGACAACCTACCCGTCGGCGGCGTCCTCGCCATGCGCGACAAGTACACCACGATCACCGTCAAGCACATCAGCGAAGGCGACTACCTCCTGAACGGACACGCCGACCTCTACGGTAAACCATACGACACGCAAGACGCGCTCGACCTTATTTTTAAGTGGTACGGCACGGTCACGCGCCACACCATCACCCGCCCATAGCAGGTAGCAAGCAAGCGAAGAAGAGAGGAAACGGCCCCTTGACTACAGACAACTACACGCACGACACAGCCACCGAGTACGCGCGCCGCATGGACGCGACACTCGACCGCAAATGGGCGGCACTAGAACCATACGTTACGCCCGGAGCGCGCATCCTCGACTACGGGTGCGGGATGCCCAGCGAAAACGGTATCCGTCAACGCGTCGAAGCCACTGGCGGCGTGTACGAGTGCCACGACATCAGCGGCACAGTTGAGGCCGCCATGCGGGACGCGGGAGCCACCTTTCGCACAAAGAAAGACCTCCACGAGCATGGCGCGGGCCGATACGACGTAGTATTCCTGTCCAGCGTCCTCCATGAGTTCACAAGCCAGGACGACTGCGGCTTTGAGGAAATTGAAGCCACTTGGAAGCTCGTCGCCACAGGCGGCGTGGCCATCGTCCGCGACTGGACGGGAGTCCGGTTCCAACTCCACTCGCAGCCGCCACGGATGCTGAAAGCCACGTCAGAGGAAGCCATGCGTGAAATCCTCACCTGGGTTGGTGCACTCGCAGTGAACGGAGTCATCCGCATTGGAAACGTGAACAACTACCGCATCGACTGGAACAACCTCGAACTCCACGCCGACCCGGCCAGCCTCTACGAAATCGCCTTCCACTCCGTATGGGGGCACGAAAGCCTACCACGAGAGTCAACCGAGTGGTACGGAGAGGCGCAAGGCAGCCTGAGTATGCACATCCGCTACTGGGGAGACTGCACCGTCGAACGCGAGTACGACGAATGGGATGAAACCTACCTCACGCACCTCCAACGCCTCTACGACATTGACCGACTGCCGTGGCCGACAAAAACCGTCCTCGTCCTACGACGAAGCAAGTAAGCGCCACGCGCGTCAACGGTTACGGCGGGACGCAAACCAACACACAAAAGAGGTTGCGTCCCGCCACTTTTATGCCCAAAAACAAGTATTTAAATAATTTGACTACCTCGCGCACCGGGTGGTCCGAAAGGACCGTGTGTTAACAAAGGGAAAGTCAGGTGCGTGGCCGGGTTTTAACGGTGAGAAAGGCGCGGCTGGGCAGGCAACTACGACGGTGATCTTAGTGGGTGGTTGAGACGGTTCTGTCCCAACCTCTACCTTTAGTCAAATTATAGTATCAAATAAGGCCGCATAACCTACTTTTGCAGGCCGTGTTTCCTTGTTTGAGCGCCGCCATATTGGTCCCCAGGTAGCCACGTGTACTCTGGTCCGCTA